CCATCCCCCTGCTGCTGGCGACACCCCACCATCACACGCTCACAAGATCGAAAAAATAGGCACAAAAAAAGCCTGTCATGCACGAACGCATGACAGGCTAACATATTGAAAAGACAAAAAAATAGGGGGGAGGCGCTGCCTCCCCCCTGCTATGGTTCGGTTCGGTTTACTTGCTGATGGCATTCAACCATTTGATGAGCACCGGGCGCTCATTGAGCACCATATGCGCGAGGGTCTCAGCATGTTCCCTCATGCCCGCGAGGCGCAACATATCCTGCAGCGCTGCAGGGGTCAGGGCCTTAGGCTGGCTAGCGGCTCCCGTGGTGGCAACCTGCCCACCCTTGGCAGCGGCACCTTGGCCCGCCTTGATTGCACTAGGGCGTCCCTTGGCAGGGGCCCCGGCTTTCGCCTTGGGGAGCACGCCTTTGGCCTGTAGCTTGGCCACGATTGCCTGATTCCATGCTGCCTGCGTCAACTGGACAGTACCGGGCGCAATCCCGTTAGCCTTAGCAAGCCATAGGTTACGACAGCCCGTTACATAACCTGCCTTGCTGCCTGCCCCGACAGTTTGGAGCGGCTCAAGGGCCGCTTTCAGTACCGGGCGAACGTATTTGTCGAAATCGACCGGCTTGGCGCCCTTGAACACTTTGTTTGCAGCAAGGTCCAACGTGGCGGCAATCATCACGTCCGTGACAGCAGTGTGAGCCCGGTTCGCGGCGGTAACGGCGGTTCCAACAGTGGCGCTATAGGCACCCAACAGCACCTTGCGTTCGGCTTCCACCTTGGCGGCGGCAATCTTGGCAACGGCGGCAGCGCCCTTAACAGTCTTAGTCATGTCGTGTTTCCCTTTACGTTTGGGTTGATTGCCTAGGGCGCACTTCGCCCCGGCCCCTTCCCTGTAGCCCCGCCTTACACGGAAACGCAAGCACTTTCTGCAAACCACTCAAAACACACGATAAATCATTTAATCCGATTAAATCGGCCTGATTGCTCGTGTTGACGTGTTTTGTAGATCGATCAGCCCAGCATTTAATCCGATTAAACCCTGCCATGTGGTGTACGTACACGCCACAAAGGCGCGAGTGCTTGGCAGGTGCGCATGGCGGATATGGGTTCGCGCAGCGGATATGGGGTGCGTAACGGATATGGGTTCGGATTACGCAAATCGTGGTTGGCGCCAGTGGTGGTCTGTAAACAGTTCGGGAGTAAACGGGCTACGTTAACATTATCGTTTAAAATCGCTGCATTGTAAGGTTACGTAAACAGCTTACAATTGAGAATGCAACGCAGGAAGCTACTATAGAAGCACCACCCAAATCCAGAAGTGACTGATTTTGCTTACGATTGTTCCAGCTATATATATTATTCTTGTAAACAATTGTATGTGTGTTGCAGCATTGCAGCGTTGTAAGCCCAAAGAGAGCCAACTTTTTTGAGGTGGTATGTTTTTTTGTGCTCTGCGCGTGGATCGCCAAAACTGGCTAAATCCCCGGATGGCACTTACAATGCTGCAATGCTAATCGAATCAACCACTTACACTTACAATGCTGATGCAATGCTGCTTACAATTGTAAGCCGGTCCAGCCGCAAACCACCATCCCACACGTACAATCACGTAAAATGCGTGTCACCAGATCACCACCACTATGCCACCATACTACCACCAAAAACACCCTCAAAATGCCACCACTTCAGTGTTGACATGCCACCACACTTAACCCTACATATGACACCGAAGTAGTGCTGCACCGGTTCAGTGTTGCAACGCACCACTTTGACACCAAGTAAGTAGGAGTACGTAAGATGTCAGTTAGGTTCACCGCCGGGGTTCAGACCTCGATCTACGATCTCGTCAAGGCAATTGCGCAAAATGAGCGCCGTTCGATTAACAACACACTCAACCTGCTGCTGGAAGAAGCGCTGGCCGCACGTGGCTTGATGGCGTCTTCGATCCACAAAACACCAACCCAAGATACCGCCGTGGACCTGCAGACGGCCCTCGATATGCTGGAGGGATAATAGTGCGTGTGACGTTTGATCTTCCCGAGGATGTTCTGCGTAGGCTGAAGAAGCTATGCCGGGCCGAGCGGCGTTCTTCGGAGGACATGATTGCGCATACCATCATGACATGGAGTTCTGAGCGTCAGGCATTTAATCCGATTAAATCGGATGGGCCTGTGAAGCGTAAGTACAAGCTGATCCCTGACGGGCATCCCACGCGTGTGGTGATGAACCGGGTTGTGGTGAGTGATGTTGCCACCAAGCAGCCTCTCTCGCTGGATCGGGTGGCGGTGTCGTTTAGCGAGCGGCGGGTCGATGGTGCGGTGTCGATTGTGCCGTCGGTGGAGTCGGGCTTTATCGACTACCACACTGGAGAACCTGTTTCTCACATCAGCATCAACACCCCGGATGGGCCGCAGCGCATTACGCGCATGGCTCTGAAGGTCATCAATGCGGGTGATCTGGTGAGTCGATGGCTCGCCGGGTCGTATGACTCGGTCGATGACTGGGAGCAGTATGTCCTCAAGATTGTGCGTGTGAAGGACGGACGGGCCTACGTGGAGATGGCACCAGTTGTGGCGGGGAGGTTTGTGCCGAGCGAGGAGCAGTACGAGGAGTATCGCGAGGGCCGCGGGTGGACCGAGGAGCAGATCGAGAAGTTCATCGAGCTGAGGTCGCGCCTTGTGCCGGGCGGGCCGGATTGGCTCGGGACGTTGAATGGGTTGTATACCCAAGTGGATCGGATGGAGGTTCAGTAATGGACATGGACAAGATACTTTTGACAGCACGTCAGCGGCTGGCCGACCTGTGGTCAGCGCCGTACCACAAGAATGCCATCATGGCGGGAGACTGGGACACCGGGAGCCTGATGAAGGCCATGGTCGAGAAGGTCACCGCCGAGACACTCGCGGCGCGCGAGGAGGACAACCCCGATGATTGAAGTAGGTATGATCGTGGCCGTCACCGAGGAAGGGGCCGAGCACAGTGACTGGGCCGTCGGAGAGCGAGGCGTCGTGGTCGAGGTCTGGGAGGAGACGTGCATACTCACCGAGTACACTGTCGAGATGCTCGCCGAGCCGGGTCTCCAGTACGTGTTCTACGATGGCGAGATCGAGGAGGTCACATGAGCCCCGGTGACGTGGTGCGGGTGGTGTATCCGGAGGCGTTCGGGAAGCTGTCGTACTTCGCTCACATAGCGGACTACATACCAGAGGGATCGACGGGGGTGATTGACAACACACCCATAAAAAGCGGTTCAGATGTTGAGCTCTACGCCGTGAAGTTCTTCGCCTGTCCAGATGATGTGTTCTACGTACAAGCGAAATGGTTGGAGATTGTGACATGAAAGGCGTGATGCGCGTGGGCGACGTGGTGAGGCTCACATCCAAGGGCAGGGATATGCTCGCAGAAGAGTATACCAACCGCGAGACACCACCCCTAGGGTCTACCGCTGTCATCAAGGCACTAAATGATGTGTCGTTCAGCAACCCAGCATACTACATAGAGTTCTTCGGCTACCCCGGACTCGAATGGGAGGTCTACGGAGGCGAGGTTGAAATTGTTGGTCGAGGGTGATCTGGTCCGATACCTCGGCATGGACGGCGTCTACGCGGACACAGTCCTGCTGGCGCGAGGGGATACAGGGATCGTGGTGGAGGTGGGCAAACCATCACACCACAAAGACAGGACCATATACGTGAGGCTCTTCAAGAGGGCGGACGTGACCATCGCCCTACCAAGAGGATTCTGGCAACTTGTTACGAATTGACCCCGCTCCGGCGGGGTTTTTCTTTGCCCGCTCTCAGCTATACGTCACTGACATACTGTAGCCTGACTTGACATAAGCACAAATACGTGCTAGTCTGTTAAGACATTAACAGCTTACCTCGGAGCGCCCTGCTCTACCCGCCCCGGATTGCGGATTTAATCCGATTAAATACTGGAGACGTAACATGGAACGTATCGTCAAGCACATGTATGGCCCGTCTGCGTTGCAGGGCCTGATCGAGAACACCAGCGTAGGCAAGGTGTATGACGCCATCGGCTACCTGTCCACGTGGTCGCCCATCGGCTACCCGTTCTGCGAGATCAGTATCAGCGGCGATGAGCACGAGCTGATCGCGGTCTATTTCAACGCCGAGCGTGACTACACCCGTAGGTATGTGATCGGTGCCGTCTGGCACGAGGATCACTTTGGCTTTCATTCGTAAGGAGACATGACATGGCACGTGTATCCAACAACGACGTTCGCCGCCTTGTGCAGGAGCGCAAGGTATTCACGACCCACAACGGCACGATCTTCTCCCATAACTACACCCACAAAGGCCAGCACTGGTACGTGGTGTATTCGTATGGGCGTCACTTCCCGATGTACATCTATGACCACACCACGGGTGAGTGGTTCGGAAACTGGGAGAAGGTCAGCCGCACCACAACAAAACACCAAAACAAGGCGCACCCGCACTGCGAGGTCAAGTACCTTAGCAAGAGACATATGATCGCCATGGCGGATCACGGGCCCCGAGAGTTTGTTCTGAGAGAAATAGCCCAAGCTGCAGGTCTGCGCGAAGCAGCCTGATTTAATCCGATTAAATATAGGAGACTGACATGACTAAGACTTACGAACTGCGCACTATGCGTAACCGACCTGTATCCGCCTTCGACAACGTGGCGCGTGCCAAGGATGAGCTGCACGCCGCCGAGAAGCGTATCGGCACCAAGCTCAAGCTCGTGGAGATCACCCGCATCGAGAAGGAGATTTCGCTGTGAGCGCCAAGACCCTGCGTGTCCGCATCATCCATGACTCGAACTCTGAGGACCCTCGCGAGTGGGACGACATGTGCGAGATCGTCCGCGATGAACGCTGGAGCGCCTCAATCGACCGGCAGATTTGCGACCTGATCGTCCGTACCAACGGCTGGCGTGCCATGGAGGAGATGGCCACAGTCGCGGGCCACCTGACGCTCGACCAGATGATCGACAACGAGGCCCGGCTGCAGAACGACACCGACTTTCGCGACACATGGCTGGAGGCAGTCAAGGACGAGCTTATCGTGGAGACGTTTCACACACAGCACGAGAAGTACGTAGCACATACCACACCCGACCTATGCAAACGTGTCGGCACCCCATGGGAGCGTGCCGCCGAGGTAATGCAGGGCAGCATCGGGACCTTCAAGCAATGGGTTGAGGGTGATGTCTACGGGTTCGTCATCGAGGCGTGGATCAAGACCTGTGCTTGCGAGGACTGTGATGCTGGCGAGTGGGTCGAGACTGACTCTTGCTGGGGGTTCTACGGGAGCGATCCGTTCGAGAACGGCATGGCATTGCATGTCCCCGAGTCGTTGCACGACCAGCTGCGCAATGCGCAGATCGAGTACAACTATTAATCCGATTAAATACTGGAGACGATCATGACTAAGATAGCGATGGTGTGCCTCGACTGTGGCAGCGACAACATTTCCACCTCAAACGTCAGCGCTTACTGGAACGTGGCCCGGCAGGATTGGGACTACGAGCACTACGATAGCGGTATGTACTGCAGTGAGTGCGGAGATGACGGCGGGGACAGGGAGATCGAGTACTTCTCGGAGCGGTTTGGACGATCCTGTTCCGACTTTGAGGCAGGGGATGTGGTCAAGTTCGAGAAGGACATGCTGATCTACAGCCAGCTCACCGGTCACGACAAGATACCCGAGGACCGCGAGCACAACACACTGGCCGTGGTGATCGATGAGACCGAGGAAGACCAGCGTGCCAAAACATACGGCAACATTCGCGATACAGTGCTGGTCCGCCTGTTTACCGGCGAGCTCATAGAGGTGTGGCCGCGTGACATCTACAAGTTTGGAGGAAACGATGAGTAAAAATGAGTGGGTCAATCTGGGTTTCATCATCCAGAAAATGCCGCCTCGCAAGAAACTGCTCAACGATATCCGAGAGCGCGAGTGCAAGGATGAGATACGTCAAGCGCGGTTTGACAGTGTAAGGCGACTTGACATAAGCAACACATCTTGCTAAGTTATACAGACAATAAGAGCTGACCCATCAGCCACCATTTAATCCGATTAAATCAACACAATAGGAGACTACTATGCGACCGACTGTTATTGCCAAGACCATCAACGCCCTGCTCGACACCGGCAACCTGCGTGCCCTGTACATCTCGGGCCCTCCGGGTACGGCCAAGACCTCCATCCCTGAGCAGGTCGCTGCGGACCGGGGTATCGGGTGCATCAAGACCCACGTCCCGACCATGCCCGTCGATGACTTCGGGGTTCCGTTCCCCAACGAGGACAAGACCAAGCTCAACTACCTGCTCAACGACCGCTTCCCGCTCGAAGGTTCCGACTGGCCCGACGAGGGTATCCTGATCGCCGACGAGCTGGGTCAGGCCGACGGCCCTGCGCAGAAGGGCTGGGCGAACATCATCCAGTCCCGTGAAATCCATGGCCGCAAGCTCAAGCCCGGCTGGCTCATCATCGGTACCGGCAACCGCACTTCGGACCGGGCAGGGGCTCAGCGTATGCTGACTCACCTCAAGGACCGCATGATCGAGATCGAGGTTGACATGTCCATCGATGACTGGGGCCAGTGGGCCCTGCGCAATGGCGTCCATCCTGTGGTCGTGGCGTTCTCGCGGTTCGACAAGGACTTCTATTCGTTCGACCCGAATCAGGATCACAACGCAACATTCCGCGGTTGGACCGAGGGCGTGTCCCCTGTCATCGGCAACGTACCAGCAGAGGCAGAGTACGAGCTGTTCAAGGGCAGTGTCGGCGAAGCCATGGCAACCAAGTTCGCTGCGTTCCTGACCATGTACCGCAAGCTGCCCAACCCTGACGCCGTCATCATGGACCCGGAAGGTGCGGACGTTCCGACCGAGCCTAGTGTTCGCTTCGCCCTGTGCGGTGCGCTGACCAGCCGCGTTACTGTAGACAACTTCACAGCAATCTGCACGTTCGTTCGCCGCTTGCCCGCGGAGTTCACCACGATGGCCATCCTCGACTGCATCCGCAAGGTGCCCGAGGTCCAGTCCACCCGTGCATACATCGACTGGGCAACCACCGACGGCAAGGCCGTCATCCTTTAATCCGATTAAATCAAGGAGACTAACATGACTGAACTTACCAACCGCGCCCTGCTTGTCACCCTCAACATCTCGCAGTGGACCGCCCGCAAGCTCGACCGCAAGGAGAGCGCCGCCGTCAACGCCAAGCACGGCACTGTCGTGGATGCCGCCCGTGTCAACAAGTCCCTGCTCCCCATGAGCGCTGACCTTGACCGGGTTCACAAGCTGACCGCTGCGATCCGCAACGAATACTACCAGCTGTCCCTGCCGTGGATGGACGGGATGCAGATCATCAAGTCCGATGGCTACATGGCATTCGCTCAGCGCATGTCAGACCGCAAGCGGGAGTGGGAGAACGCTGTCGATACCTTCCTCGTAACGTACTCACAGGCAGTGGACGATGCCCGGCACCTGCTCGGCACCCTGTTCGACGAGGCCGACTATCCCTCGGTCAACGTTCTGCGTCACAAGTTCAGCATGGACATTGGGTTCTATCCCATGCCCGATGCCAAGGACTGGCGCGTGGATATGTCGAACGACCAGATGACTGCACTCCGCAAGCGTCTTGAGGAAGATGTTACCAAGAAGGTTGGTCAGGCGATGCAAGCGGCGTGGGCCCGTGTCCATGACGTGGTCAAGCGTATCCATACGCAGACCAGCAATCCAAAGGGCAAGATTTTCGATAGCCTTGTCGGCTCCGCTCTGGACCTGTGCGCCATCCTGCCCTCGCTCAACATCACCAACGACCCCAAGCTGGAGGAGATTCGTCAGGAGCTGGAAGGCTTCTTCGCTCACACCGATGCCGACGACATCCGTGAGCACCCCGAGGTGCGCGAAGAGGTGGCCGACCAGATGGCCGACATCCTCGCCAAGATGGGCGGACTGTATGCAGCCTGAGTGGAAGTACCACAAACACTCAGATGGGACGGAGCAATGGTGGATCGGGGGCAAGGGTATCCCTCTCTACTGCATCGAGCGAGTGCTCCGTCCCGACTCGCGCCGCAAGAACTGGGCAATCGTTAGTCGTACCCATAGCGATGCCATGTACCCACCCAAGATAGCGGGTCCATTCAAGGACCTCGACGCAGCCAAGGTGGCGTACCTAATGTTTCGCGCGGCGTTGACATAGCATGTAGTTTACGTTAACTTACATTACATAATAACAGGAGACAGACATGACCGACATCGCAGCAGCCGACAAGCTGAGCCGTGCCAAGGCCAAGCTCGTTATGTATCACCCGTTCTTCGCTACGATTGTGTGCAACCTGCCGATCATCGAGGATCGCAGCATCCCTACCATGGCGACCAATGGTAAGCGTATTCTGTACAACCCGGAGTTCGTCGATACCATGTCGCTCGACAACACCATGGCCGTGCTGTGCCATGAGGTCGGGCACTGCATGTTCAACCACATGTTCCGCCGTGGCACCCGCAACGCCAAGCGCTGGAACATCGCAGGTGACTACGTCATCAACGACCTGATCGTGAACGAGCGTATCGGTACCTTGCCAGAGGGTGCGCTCATCGACGCTACGCTGGTCCAGCAGGGCGGCGGTACTGCTGACGGGGTGTATGCGCTGCTGCCCGAGGAGGACGGCGACGACAGCGGGTATGCCGGTACAGGTATCGACCTGTGCGAGGACGCTCCCGGTGATGCTGCCGAGCAAGCTCAGGCCGAGGCGGAGATGCGTGTCGCGGTTGCTCAGGCTGCCCGTGTCGCTCAGGCTGCGGGCAAGTTGTCGCCCGGCGTGGCCCGACTTGTCGAGGAAGCGCTGGCACCCAAGGTTGACTGGCGGGTTGTTCTCCGTAACTTCCTTACCAGCAAGGCCAAGATCGATCTGTCATATGCCCGCCCCAACCGCCGGTTCATGTCGCATGACCTCATCATGCCATCGCTCGACGGCAACAGCCTCGGTGAGATTGCGATTGCGGTTGACTGCTCCGGTTCGATTGGCGCTTCCGAGATTGCTGCGTTCGCCGCAGAGATCACTGCCATCCACGAGGACTGCCGTCCCAGCAAGGTGCATGTCATCTACTTCGACAGCAAGGTCAGCCACTACGAATCGTATGAGCCCGACGACCAACTTGACATCCGCCCCCATGGCGGCGGCGGCACTGCGTTCTCGCCTATCTTTCAGTATGTTTCCAGCAATGGCATCGACCCCGCAGCATGCGTGGTTCTTACCGACTTGTGGTGCAGCGACTTCGGACCCCAGCCGCACTACCCTGTTCTTTGGGTGTCCAACGACCGGACCATCGCCCCGTGGGGCGAAGTGGTTAAGATGTAATAGGAGACGAATACATGGCTAACTCACTGACTCGCGTACTGGAAGTGATCCAGAGCTCCCCCTCCCGCCTGACTGCGAAGGACATTCAGCAGATGCAGGTCATCACCCCATCATACGTGGGCAAGGCGCTGACTATCCTGTATCAATCGGGGCGTATCAAGCGCGTGAAGATGCCCCGCTACGGGCGCAAGGGGAATAACTCTTACGCGTACTACGCCACCGAGAAGACCGCCCCAGCCACGACCCATTCCCCGGAAGAGGTGAAGGTTGTGGTGGGATCGTACACCTTGACTGTCTCTGAGGCCCGCGCTCTATATGCACAGTTGAAGACGCTGTTCGACAACTAGTTTGACTGCGCCAAGCCGGTTCGAGAGGCGCTAGGTATCACCGGCAGCTTACGGGGTAGTTATTCCTTTCCTACTCTGAGTAAGCCGTCTGGTCGGGGACGTGATGCGACCACGGAGACGTTAAATACCCCGACCACCCCAACGATGGAGATAAGACATGTTCAAGACTGACATCATTAAGTGTGGCGCTGAGATGTTCCTCGTTCACCCTCGCGATCTAGTTGGGCCCGCCCGGTTCAAGTTCCTGATGCTGCCCCGGTTCGCTGTGTCAAAGGCGCTGCGCATGAGGGGGTACTCGCTCCCGCATATCGGGGCACTTATGAATCGAGACCACTCGTCGATCATCTACCAGATTAGTCGGGCAGAGTATCACATGGAGCGTGACCCTGAGTACGCCGCCAAGATCAACGAGCTGGCGACCATGAAAGCCGTACCCGTGCAGCTCCAAGAGCGTATTAGCGACGAGGAAGAGGACATCTTCGCATGACCATCTACTACAGCGAACTGGACGACAAGTTCTGGATTAACGACGGCGACGAAGTGCTCTGGTTTGACAGCCCCCTCCAAGCCAAAGACGCAGTGCGGGAGATCAAGCTGCGCCGTGCTGCCGAAGAGGAGCGCGCCAAGATCGTGGCGTTTCTGAATTGCTGCGGCGGGGAACTTGCCAACAAATACGCGGACTGGATCGAAGCCGGGGAGCATCTGCAATGACCGACAAGCAAACACCGTGGACCACCACGCTTAACGCAATCCGCGAGCACTCACCCTGCAAGGATGGCTGGGAAAAGCTGCTCAAGCACTTGGGTAAGACCAAGGCTGATGACGAGCCGGTAACGCTGCTGACTATCCTCGACAGCAACGGGCTGGACGACGCCCTGTGGTGTCTTCCGGCCGTAGAAGGCAAGGACCGTGAAGTGCGTCTTTACGCCGTCTGGTGCGCTCGGCAGGTCCAGCACCTGATGAAGGATGCGCGATCTATTGCCGCACTTGATGTGGCGGAGCGGTTCGCCAACGGTGATGCGACCGAGAGCAAGTTGGCCGCCGCTCGGGCCGCTGCTCGGGACGCTGCTCGGGACGCTGCTTCGGACGCTGCTCGGGACGCTGCTTGGGCCGCCGCTCGGGCCGCTGCTCGGGACGCTGCTTCGGACGCTGCTTGGGCAGCCGCTTCTTGGGCCGCTGCTTGGGACGCTGCTCGGGACGCTGCTTGGGCCGCTGCTTGGGCCGCTGCTTGGGACGCTGCTCGGGCTGACCAGGAAGTCAAGTTCAGGGAGATGGTTGGATGACCGACAAGCAAACACCGCCCGACTGGGTGCTGATCGAAGCTGCGAAGCGTAGTGAGTGGTCTGTGCGGGATGTGCGCGCACTGCGGGCATACTACCGCGACACCGCCGCTTACCGCGCCCTCTGCGACATGATCGAACGCTACGAGGCTAGGCCCGTGGATCGCAAGCTGCTGTGTGCGCGGGAGGCTACGAGGGAATGGGCTGAAACCATGGCGACGGGGGCTGTCGAAATCGCCATCCGCGCCATCGAACTTTGGGAAGAGGGGTTTGGGAAATGACCACTGACCTACCTCTCATTGCCGTCGCCCTGATCGGCGCGCACTTCGTCTGCGACTACCCAATGCAGGGCGATTTCCTCGCGAAAGCCAAGAACCGCACAGCCCCCATCCCCGGCGTTCCTTACTGGCAGGCCCTCGGAGCGCACTCGGCCATTCACGGCGCGGCGGTCGCGCTCATTACCGGTGTCTGGTGGCTGTTCATCTTTGAGGCCGTGCTGCACTGGAAAACCGACGACGCGAAGTGCGTCGGTCGGCTGTCATTCAATCAGGATCAAGCAATCCACATGGTGTGCAAAGTGGTATGGTTCTGGTTGGCCTATCTCAAGGTGACTTACCCCTGACCACTGACCAAGCAATCGAAGCTGCTGCGCGGGCGATGTGTGCAGCAACAGGCAAAGACCCTGACAAGCTGAACCCAGCACCTCGCGGCGCGATGGGGCTGGTCCCGCTTTGGACACTATGGGAGCCACAAGCCCGCGCCGCAGCCCCCGTGCTGATGGAGGAAGGCGCTAGGCTGGCACTGGAGGCGGCTGCAGGATACCTAGATGGCCGTGGTGGCATTGTAATCCCCGGCACCGTTGCTTTCGCGTCACTAGTTTCGGGCAACAATCAGCCCTGCATGAGCGGAAACCCAGCCGACCGGCTGCACCCACCGCAGCGCAGGAAGTTTGATGACGCGACCGCTACACTGGCCGAAGCAATCCGCGCCCTAGACCCAGCCGCCATCGTGAAAGGAGCAGGCCGTGACTGACCGCAAGAAAGCAATGGATGAACTGATCGCGCAGGACGCAGACCTAATCGACTCAGTGCAAGACCGGCTAGTGTTGGCTGTGCGGGAAATGGCAACCGAAGACAGCCAGTGGGTAGCTGAAGCGTTTGCGGAGACATTGCGTAAGGCGCTTGCGATGCACGGTCTCAAGGTAGTGAAGGACGAGGCATGACCGGCAAGACTATCCTGTCATGCGGACATGAGGACGAACACGGCTGCATGGGCGTAAGCGTCCAGTTCGATGAAGAGGACTGCGTTGCCGGTGAGGGCTTTGTACCTGTCACTGTCTACGCGCAGTACTGCCACGAATGCGCGACCAAGCTGTATTACGAACTAGGCAAGGGGGCTGGTCGCGTTGAAGCCGAGATGGCGATTGCAGCTTGGTTGCGGAATGACGATGAGCCGTACCCGGATGCGTTCGACATTGCAGACGCCATCGAAGCAGGAGAACACCATGACCGAGTATGATAAGGCGCTGGTGGAGCGGCTTAAGCAGTGGTCTACGCTGGTTAAACGCGACTACCCGCAATGGATTAACAAAGAGACTGCCATAGACCATGCAGCCGACCGCATCGAAGCCCTGACTGCCGAGAACGAGCGGCTGCGGGAGGCGTTGGTAGCTGAACGCGAGGAGAACCTATGGAGCGCCTATGCCACGGGCGATGTGATTGGCGATGAGTGGACGCACATGTTTATGTCGGACGGTGAGTGGTTGGCTAAGGAGTGCGGCTTTGATCCTAGGCAGGGGTATTACAGCGCCGCAGCAATCCGCAACGCCATTCCTATAGCTGCCCGCGCCGCACTGGGAGACACGCAATGACCGAGATCACCGCCGCCGAAGACGAGCGCCATCGGATCATCGGTATAATTCTGGAGCGGATGGACACGCACAAGCGGTTCGTTGACGCCGCGCACGATGCCGGGGCTATGCCAATCGAAGGTTTTTACTTCGCCCTCGCGGAACTGACCGGGCTGCTCAGGGCCATACAGAAATGACCCCCGCCCTGCGCCACTGGCTCTGGACCCAGTTCGGCTGGGATATTTACGATTGGGAACCTGAGGAGGTTAGGTTTTGACCTATGCTGTACGAAACATTTAGACACAACCTTCGCGCCGCGATAAAGGCTCACCCCCTTCCTCTGAAGGCTATCAGCCACAAGGCAGGGTACAACTACTCGTACATACGGGCGGTGATGTCGGGCAAGAAGGCTAACCCCACCCTACTATTCGTGGAGTCCATGGCCGGGGCGCTCGAAGTGACGCCGCAGGACCTACTAACTTATAGCCAGAAAGAACGAACACCATGACCGTAGACGTTAGATTGAACCAGATGATCAACGCGCTCGACGGGCGCTTGAAAAGTGTGCGACTGGAGGATGTGGAGCTTAGCCTCCGCACGTTCAAAGCCCTGAAGGAGTGTGGGGCTGACACCCTGCACGATGCGCAGATGGCGCTCATCAACCGCACACTGCACAAGCAGCACGGCATCGGCCCGCGTGCCGTAAAAGAAGTCGAGGAGATCATCGCCAACGTATGCGCGGTGCTACCTGTCCCCGTCCCTGTGCCTGAGTCCAAGCGCGAGCAGCAGTTGGAACGGGTTCTTGAGATGTTTTTGAGTTGGACCGGCGCGCTCGCCATCAGCGGCAACATCACTCGTGATGCTTGGTGCGACCTCGTGGACTTGCGAGCCGAGGCAGAGCGGGTGCTGGGCGATGACTGACTGGCAACCCATCGAGACCGCGCCCCTTGGGCGCTGCTTCCTCGCTTGCATCGACGCGGAGAACCATGCCGAGACCAAGCTGATCCGAGCGATCTTCGGCGACCAAGAGGTGAGCGACTATCGAGAAGTTACCATCGCCCACAAGCGGAAGGGTGACCCCAAACATATCGTGCGGACTGACCCGCACGGACGCAGGTGCACAGCAACACACTGGATGGAGCTACCAACCCTACCAGAACAGCAGCCATAAGCGAGATGTATGCGGTTCGGCAAACCACGAACGTATTTCCTAGACACTCTGGAGGTCGGCGACTCCATGGAGATGCCCGCCCCTACCCCCGCCGACAAGAAACGGATTGCCCGCAACCTGAGCCAGTATGGAATCCGACATGATAGACTCTACAGTATGTGTACTGACAAGGGCACAGGGATCGCAACCATCAGGAGGATAAGATGACATTCGATGAGTACCAGTCTGCCGCCGCTGAGACTGCGGTTTACAAGCGCAACCCCCAGATGAACATCATGTACCCAGCCCTCGGTCTAGCAGGTGAGACTGGTGAGGTTCTTGAGAAGATCAAGAAGTTCTACCGGGACGCCGTGATCGACCGGGATGCCGTGAAGAAAGAGCTCGGCGATGTCCTGTGGTACGTGTCCGCTCTAGCGGGCGATCTTGGATTTAGCCTTGACGATGTAGCTCAAGCTAACATAGACAAGCTACGGGACCGCAAGTCGCGCAACCAGATACATGGTTCTGGAGATAATCGTTGAGGCTAGTTTCGTTCGACGTTGAGACCCGCGGGGTGGATGTAGGCTACGGACTACAGCCATTCCGTGCGAGGACCGGAGACGCATGGCTGACCATGTGTGCGATGGCCAACGACAAGGGCTCGATGGGGTACATCAAGCCGACCGCCGATCAGCTGCGGAAGTGGCTGACCCGTTGCGCGGAGACCAAGACAAACATCGTGGCGTGGAACGCGCCGTTCGACATGGCATGGTTGATCGCCATGGGGTTGCGCGAAGAGGTGTTTGCCAACAAGTGGATCGACGCGATGCTTCTCTGGAAACATCTTACCAGCGCACCCGAGTGGTCCAACCAAGGCGAGAAGTCCTACAGCCTCAAGGCTGCTGTGGCCAAGTTCATGCCGGAACATGCTGGCTATGAAGAGGACATCGACTTCAACACCGATGACCCGGAAGAATTGCAGCGCCTGTTCGACTACAACAAGAAGGACGCGCAGTTCACATACCACCTTACCAAGCGGTTCCTGAGTGAGCTGACTGATAAGCAGAAGCGGTCAGCCCTTCTCGAAGCTGTGTGCCTTCCCATGGTGGCAGAGTCTTTTGTGCAGGGTGTGGTCATCGATGTGCCAGCGGCTGAGTCCCTGCGCCAGAAGCTGGCCGAGGATGCAGACGTTGCGCTTGTCACGCTCAAGCTCAAGACTTGTGACGAGGAAGTTGACGAGAGCGTGATCGCCTCACCGGTCAAGTTGCGTAAGGTTCTCTACGAGAACTGGGGCCTACGCCCTCCCAAGCAAACACCCAAGGGTGCGGACTCAACGGACCGCGATGCTCTGTCGCAGCTGGCAGAAGTGGACGAGCGGGCGAAGCTGCTCAACGACCACCGGGAAGCCAAGAACAACTGCACCAAGTTCGCCGAGGGCGCCATCCGATCCGCCGAGTACAACGGCGACAACGTGGCCCGACCTCAGCCCCGTGTCTTTGGTACGTACACAGGTCGCATGACCTACTCGTCCAAGGTAGGGCGCGGTAAGGAGGAGCGGCCATCAGGTATCGCACTCCACCAGTGGAAGCGCGACAAGAAGTTCAGAGACATCATCTCCGTCCCGGAAGGGTACACCCTGCTGGAGTTCGACTTCGCCGGTCAGGAGTTCCGGTGGATGGCCGTGATGTCTGATGATCGTAAGATGCTGGAGCTGTGTCAGCCGGGGGAAGACGCCCACGGGTACATGGGTGGCCGGATTGGTAGTGTGTCATACGAGGACATGCAGATGCTGTTGGCCAACGGGGACAAGGAAGCCAAGGACCTTCGCCAGCTGGGCAAGGTGGCCAACGTGTCTCTGCAGTATCGCACCTCGGCCAAGACACTGGTTCGGGTTGCCCGTGTGCAGTACGGGCTCCAGCTGACGCAGCGTGAAGCGGACGCTATCCATGGCACGTACCTGACATCGTACACCAACGTGCCTGAGTACTGGCGCAACCAGATCAATACTGTGAAGGAGCAGGGCTGGGTCGAGACGATCACGGGTCGGCGTATCCATGTCGGGTTCGAGGATGACTGGTTCAGACTTGTCCCCAAGAAAGACAACCCGCAGGAGTACGTCGAGATTGACAATCAGTGGAAGGCTACTTCCACCTCGATCAACTTCCCGATCCAAGGTAGCGGGGCGGACCAGAAGTATCTAGCGCTTGCTATTCTTAAGAACTTGCTGCCTAAGTATGACGGTCGTTTTTACTTCGAGCTGCACGATGGTATCTTCCTGATCGTGCCAGATGATAAGGCAGAGAAAGCACTACATGACATTCGTCACGCCCTATCTAACTTGCCATACAGGCAAGCATGGGGGGTAAACCTTCCCATCCAGTTCCCCGTGGATGCGAAGATTGGTAAGTCTTGGGGCCAACTAGTTGAGGTGAAGTAATGAGCAAGCGTGCAGCAAAGCCCGTCGAGCATGTCTCGGAAGAGGCTGTTTCGATCACGAAGGACAAGGCCCCTGCCGGTTCGGTCGAGCAGGCACTCGTCGATCTGGTGGACATGGTCCGTTTCCTGAACGCCAACAAGGGGTACTGGGCGGAAGACTACATGAACGAAGAGCGCTTCAAGGCCAGCGCTCTTGGACGTATCGTGGAGAAGCACTCCAAGTGAGTGTCATCGCTTGGGACGGCAAGACTCTAGCTGCCGACCGGCAGGCGACGAGCGGTAACCTGCGTCGAACGACCACCAAGATCACAAGGCATGGCGACGTGCTGATTGCTGGTACTGGGACTCAGTCTTCGACGCAGGCAGTCCGTGAGTGGATTCTGGAGGGGGCTAACCCCTCTAGTTTCCCGAGCCTACCGGCTGACGACCCGTCAGCTGTGTGGGTTATCAATCGCAACGGCACAGTGGTTAAGTTCGAGAACTCACCCTTTGGCATGGTGTACCACGACAAGGTGTTCGCGGAGGGCTCGGGTCGAGACTTCGCACTCGGTGCCATGTTCATGGGTGCAGACGCGGTGAAGGCGGTAGAGGTTGCCTGTGTTTACGATATTTACTGCGGAGGCGGAATTGACACGCTCTCTTTCGACGAGTGAGGTAGACCTGATTGAATACCTCGCCGAGCTATCGGCGCACGACTGGCGTGTGATCTCCTCTCACATTTCGTGGTACCACCGCAAGGGCCACGGCGACACTTCAATGTTTAATGAGTCTGTTTCAGACTTCATCCACTACATCGAAGACCCGGAAGACTGGAGGCTCATCCGCCAGAAGGTCAACGCTATGCGCAAGTCCATCCACAAAGCACGTCTTAGCGAGAAGAAGATGCGCCAGAAGGATAAGCGTCGGAATTACATGCGCGATTACATGGCGATGTATCGTCGGCGGCTGCGTTGACATCTTACGTTGTCCAAGCTACACCATATGCAGGAGGCAGACATGGCTGAGCAACTAGAACTATTCCCAGAGCTCTCACACAACGTCCTCGATAAGGCCAAGGCCATTATCTACGGCGACCGGGAGGGCACATACGGACGACCAGATAAGAACCTCAAGGCTATCGCCAAGATGTGGACCGCCTATCTGGAGTCCAAGTTCAACATGCGTGCCCTGCCCTCAGAGCTTACTCTGGAGGATGTGTGCTGGATGATGACCCTGCTCAAGGCATCCCGTGCTGCGCACGATACGACTTACGATGACAACATCGTAGATGCGGTTGGGTACCTCGCCCTGATCGACCGCTGTACCGGAGTAAGAAAATGAACAAGCCCTTAGCGTGGTCCTACTCTTCGCTCACTGCGTTTGAGACATGCCCTCGTCGTTACTACCTGACCAAGGTATCCAAGGAAGTCTCTGAGCCGCAGACCGAGGCCACGCTGTGGGGGAACAAGGTTCACAAGGCGCTGGAGAATCGTCTCGTCAAGACCACCCCGCTGCCTGAGAGCATGGCCATGTTCGAGCCCATCGCCGCTAACGTGGTGGATCGGGCCAAGGGTGGTAAGCTCGAAGCCGAGCAGAAGATGGCCCTCACCAAGGACTTCCGCACCACCTCGTGGTTCGGCAAGGACGTGTGGGTTCGTGGCATCACCGACTTCACCATCACCAAGGGTGACAAGGTGTTCATCGGTGACTGGAAGACAGGTAAGCCCACCCCTGCTTCGGCCCAGCTGATGCTGACCGCGGCCATGACCATGCACCAGAAGCCGTGGGTCAACACTGTTATCAATGCGTTCGTCTGGTTGAAGGACGGCAGCATCACACACAAAACCTACACCAGAGAAGATATCCCGGAAATCTGGCAGGAGTTCACGCCTCGTGTCCGCCGCCTAGAGGTGGCCATGGAAGAGAACAAGTGGCCCGCTCGCCCGTCCGGCCTGTGCCGCAAGTGGTGCCCTGTCGGTAAGAAGTTGTGCGAACACTGCGGAGAGTAAGATGAAGGTCGGCGATACTGTACGTAAGCTCAAGGGATACAGCTGGCCCGGCATCGTGGTCGCTGTGTTCGAGAACCTCAAGGGCCAGACCCGTGTTGTGGTGGAGTGTACTGTGCCAGAGGTGGCCGGTGCCCTGCACATCTACAGTCCCGAACAGTTGGAGGTGGTGTCGTGATCCTCGTCGAGAACCCGGTCGATATCATTCGTACCAACACGCAAGAGATTGCGCAGAAGGTACTGCAAACAGACATGACCAACATCACCCTGTCCCAGTGGCAGGCGGAGCTCCATCAAGAGCAGGGGTCTGACCCCTACTACATTGCCTACTGCGCAGCCAACCGCCGACTGGACCCACTGGAGAAGCCGATCATGCTGCACATCCGAGCCAAGGACTTCGAGCACCTGAAGAGCATGTTCCACTACGTGGAGTTTGTTGCGTAATGGCTACCCCCGAAGGCAAGGTCAAAGCCAAGATCAAGTCGTGGCTCAAGACCCTCGATGACTGCTGGTTCTATATGCCTGTCCAGAACGGCATGGGTGTGGTTGGTATCCCGGACATCATCGGGGTAATCAATGGCCGCTTCTTCGCCATCGAGACTAAGGCTCCCGGCAAGGAGTCCAACGTAACCGCAAACCAACAAGCCAGCATCGAGTCCATTCGATCAGCGGACGGCATCGCCTTTGTCGCCAGTGATCTGGCCACGGTGCAGGACGTGTTTCACTACCACGGATTGATCCATGCTAAGTCTATTGTCTAACCTGCTCAAGCTCCTCCTCAAGGTCGCTGCTATCTTTCAGCAGAGCCGTCAAGCTCAGGCGGGGAGGGACGAGGTCATTGCAAAACAAGCTAAGGAGACGGCTGATGCAATTCAAAAAGCTGACCAAGCTCGCGCCGATGTTCGTGATCGTGCTGCTAATGTCATTTCTACTGACCAGCTGCCAGACGACGGGTTCCGTCGAGATTAGTACTGCGGGTACCTGCACCATCTTTAAGCCCATCGCGTGGTCCAAGCAGGACACCCTTGAGACAGCCAAGCAGATCGTAGAGCACAACGCCGCATGGAAGGCAGTGTGCGGTAAGTGATATGCTGATCTCCAAATCCAAGCGGAAGGTCGTGCTCAACGTGCGCGACCCCCTCCATATCCAGACCATGCTCCCGGCAGCGCAGACCTTCCAGTACAAGGGCCGCGACCTGCTGGCTGTGCCGCATGACATGCACTCCGCCCGTGTGCTGCGTGGGATCGGGATCGACGTGCCGTCCCCCATCAAGTACCACTACAAGTGGTCGGGACAGAACACCCCGTTCCATGCGCAGCTTGAGACCGCTGAGTTCCTGACGTTTAACGACCACGCGTTTGTGCTGAACGACATGGGTACGGGCAAGACGCTGTCTGTCCTGTGGGCGTTCGACTACCTCCGCTCTCTGGGACTTACGACCAAGATGCTGGTGGTGTCGCCACTCTCCACGCTGGAGAGGACGTGGGCGGACGAAGTGTTCCGTCACTTCCCGCACCTCACTGTGTCTGTGCTGTATGGCTCGAAGAGCCGCCGCATTAAGATGCTCAACCAAGACGCCGACATCTACCTCATCAATCACGATGGTGTGAAGGTCATGGAGGCGGAGCTCACGGCCCGGACCGACATCACCACAGTAGTTGTTGACGAGATTGCCAGCTTCCGCAACGCAGCAACCAGCCGCTGGAAGGCCCTGCGCAAGGTGGTCACCAACCGCAAGTACCTTTGGGGTCTGACCGGTACGCCTACCCCGAACTCACCTACAGATGCGTGGGCGCAGTGCCGCCTGATCTGCCCGGACAATGTCCCGCCCTACTTCGGGAAGTTCCGCGACTCGGTGATGCGGCAGATCACGCAGTTCAAGTGGATGCCTCGGGAGTCTGCTACCGAGACAGTGGCCAACGCCATGCAGCCGAGCATCCGGTTCACTCGCGACGAGTGCGTCGATCTTCCCCCGTGCATCTATCAGTCACGGGATGTCCCGCTCTCGAAGGACCAAGCCAACGCATACAAGGATATGCTGAGCAAGCTGAAGTTCGAGATGAACAACAGCGAAGTCATGGCGGTCAACGAGGCGGTCAAGCTGTCCAAGCTACTGCAAATCTGCTGCGGCGCAGCATACGATGGCAAGGGTAGCCCGGTCACGCTCGACATCACAGCACGTATCCAAGAAGTGATCGACGTTGTCGAGCAGGCGGACAGTAAGACGCTGGTGTTCGTGCCCTTCACGGCTGCACTGGAGCAGGTGGCGACAGAGCTCCGCAAGCACTGGGTTACAGGTGTGATTCATGGCGGCACGCCCAAGGCTGCACGCGATGACATCTTCTCTGAGTTCCAGAAGGGGGATCAGATGCGGGTGCTGGTCGCCAACCCCGGCACGCTCAGCCACGGCCTCACCCTTACCGCCGCCAACACGATCGTGTGGTTCGGTCCGCCCGTATCCGCGGAGCAGTATGAGCAGGCCAACGCCCGTGTTACCCGTCCGGGCCAGAAGAAAACGCAGTTCATTGTCCACATCGAGGGCACCCCTGTTGAGCGCCGTGTCTACGAGCGACTCAGGAATAAGCGTAAGATTCAAGGACTTCTGCTGGAAATCCTGCAAGGGTGAAGCCCCGCTTGACATACCACATCCCAAGGTGTAGCTATAGCGACATAACAAGGAGACGTTATGGAAGAGCTAATCGAAAAGTACATCGCGATCCGCGATAAGAAGGCTGAGCTTGTCGCAGCACACAAGGCCAAGATCGCTAAGATCGATGAGGTCCTCGACAAGGTTGAAGGTGTGCTGCTATCGCAGCTTAATGAACAAGGTATGGAATCGGCTCGGTGCAAGACAGGTACTGTGTACAAGTCTCACCGTACTTCTGCCACTGTGGCTGACTGGGACTATGTGCTGGACTTCATCCAGACCCATGATCTCTGGAACATGTTGGAGCGGCGTGTGAGCAAGCAAGCAGTTGAGCAGTACAAGGAGGAGCACGGCGACCTTCCTCCCGGTATCAACTGGCGTGAAGAGGTCGTCGTCAACATCCGTCGTAGCTAAGGAGTACTATATCATGGGTGAACTTATCCCGTTTGAGTCTGGCAGTGTGCCAGCCCATATCCGCAACGCGTTTGGCGAAGCCAGCAACAGCGACCTGTCTTCGGGCGTGGTGTCTGGCGGCTACGCAGTCATCTCGTACAAGGGCAACCGCTGGCATGTCGTCGAAGGCGGCAACCGCACGCTGCTGACTAACGAGGACGGTGACCCGCGCTCGTCCATCGAGGTCGTGATCCTGAAGTCCAACCCCAACCTCTCGAAGATTTACTACGAGGGTGGTTACGAGGAAGGCTCCAGCGCCAAGCCCACCTGCTACTCGAACGATGGCCACGGCCCCGCCAACGACTCGACTTCACCGCAGGCTGCCAAGTGTGCGATCTGCCCGCACAACGCATGGGGTTCGCGCATCACCGAGAACGGCTCGAAGGGTAAGGCTTGCGCAGACCTGCGCCGTATCGCCGTGGCTCCGTCGGGTGACCTGACCAAGGCCATGCTGCTGCGTATCCCGGCTGCTTCGCTCAAGGAGCTGTCGCAGTACGCTGACATGCTGAACCGCCGCAAGGCACCTTACTCTGCAGTCGTTACCAAGATCGGGTTCGACCCGGAGGTTGCGTACCAGCGTATGAAGTTCCGCGCTGTCCGCTGGCTGGACGCCGACGAGCTGGAGGCTGTGAGCCAGACCGCTAAGTCGGATGTCATCAACCGCATCACTGGCGTCGAAGCTGACATCCACGTTGACAACGGCGTCGATGACCTGCCCCCTCCGCCCAAGCACATCGCAGCCCCGGCCAAGACTGTAGTTGCCGAGCCGGTAGATGACGTGGTCGAAGAGGCTCCCAAGCCCGCGCCCAAGAAGCCGGACGTGAAGAAGATCATCGAGGAAGCTGACGCATCGCTGGACGATGTACTGAGTATGCTCGACGACTGAGGTACCACCTGACGACAGGGAAAGACCTGTGACTGCTGGAAAGACAGCTATCGGGGGAACGCTGCATGGGCAGGTTTGTTAGGGTCCAACCTATCATTCGGGTCCGGTTCGAATCCGGTGCCTCCGCCCGCCGCCTTAGCTCAGTTGGTAGAGCAACCGCCTTGTAAGCGGTAGGTCGTCAGTTCGAGTCTGACAGGCGGCACCAGTTTAGGAGATTCATTATGTTTGATGTGGCAAAGGATGCCGGGGTTCTTCCCAACGACATCGCCAAGCATCTGGGGGTCCATCGTGTCACTGTGAGTGCGTGGTTCAACGGTCACAACGAGCCGCACCGCTATCTCAAGGACAAGGTAGAGAAACTGCTTGACGCAATCGACGCGGCAGTAGAGACTGGCGAGCTTCCGGTCCCGAGAGATATCCGGGCCCGTGAACGCAGCGGCTATGTTGACCGTATACTCACTCGCCACCTTGGCAAAAGTGACGTGACAGATAGCAACAACGACTGAGGGAATCCGCCCCAGTCTAACGCGTGGTGGTACAGGCGTGGATACTCTAGAGTTTTTTGATGCAGTTCTTCCCAAGCAAGGACTGCGGTGCCTCGGCACGTTGGTCGATGGCAAGTTCACCCATTACTATGGGGGGTCGAACGAGTGGGCAGCTGAGGGGGTAGATCGCCTTCTGCGCAGTAAGCAGAACATCTATTTTGGCTGCTCCTCGTTCGCAACCAACAAGTCCCGGACACAGGACAACGTCGCATTCGTGCGCTCGTTCTGGCTGGACATCGACACCCAAGAGGGTAAGCCCAAAGAGAAGTACGCCAACCGCAAGGTGGCCGTCACCGAGCTGACGAACTTCTGTGCGGAGCTGGGTCTTCCCCGCCCCATGCTGGTTAGCTCGGGCTATGGTATCCATGCTTACTGGCCGTGTCATGAGGACATGACCCGCGAGGAGTGGAAGGCCACCGCCACCCTGCTTAAGCAAGCCACCAAGACATGGGGCCTTGCTGCTGACCCGTCACGTACATCGGATGAGGCCAGCGTCCTGCGCCCGGTTGGCTCGCTCAACATCAAGAACGGGGTGCATAAGGATGTCCGTTACCTGAGTGGGAAGGTCGAGATCGACCGCGCTCAATTCCATGCCCGGCTTCATGTGTATCTCAAGAACAACGGCGCACTCCCCTCCGCTCCTGCTCCGGTGGAGAACATCAACTCTGACCTGATGGTTCAGCGTGAGTACAAACCATCAAGCGCTCATCGCATCGCCAAGCACTGCGCCGTCATCAACGAGATGAAGGAGAAGCGTGGGAACATCGACCAGCCTACGTGGTATGGGTCGATTGGTGTGCTGGCTTTCACCGAGGAAGGTGAGGACATCTGCCAAGAGTGGTCGGATGGTCACCCCGATTACAGTCCTCGTGAGACTTCCTTCAAGGTATCGCAAGCCCTGCGGTATGCGCCCACCACCTGCGAGAAGCTGAAAGAGACGCGCTGTGAGCTGTGTGAGGGATGCCCTCACTTCGGCAAGATCAAGTCGCCTATCACTCTTGGTATCAAGGAGAGCGAGCCGCAGTACATCCCAGACCAGACGGACACCGATGAAGTCCCCGACCTGCCGTACAAGAACCTGCACGAAATGCCGGAGGGTTTTGGCTGGGGTGTCATCGAGGGCGACAAGGAGAAGTCACTCTGGCAAGAAGTCTGGAAGAAGGTTGACGAGGTTGACGCTGAGGGCGGCAAGAAGTCCTCATGGGTCATGGAGCAGGTCAAGTTCTCCGACATCCTGTTCTACCCCACCACCCGTATCGTCGAGCGTTCCAGCAAGACAGACTGGGGCTACAAGATGTCGATATCCATCACCGACAAGAAGGGTGCGCAGCGGGAGTTCATTCTTGACAACAAGCTCGTTGCATCCGGCGGCACTGAACTCGTCGCCGAGCTGGGCAGGAGAGAGATTGTGAGCGACAAGAACGCCATGGTTCACGCTTACCTGCGTGAGTGGTCCAAGAAGCTGCGCGACAACTACGCCGAGACGCTGCAGATCACCAAGCTGGGCTGGAATGAGAAGTCATTCGCCCTCGGCACCCGTATGCTTACACCGGAAGGTGAGCGCACCGCACTGCTGGGTCGCGGCGCATTGAAGGTCTCAAAGAACATCCATGTTCAGGGCTCGCTGGAGCTCTGGAAGTACGCCATGGATAAGCTGTACAACGTGAAGAACTTCGGGGCTCAGCAGTTCTGTGTTCTCGCCACGTTTGCAGCACCGCTGTACCGGATGCGGGCAGAGAAGGGCGGGATCACCGTGTTCATCTCGTCCGCTGACTCCAGCTACGGCAAAACCACTGCCTGTCGGGCGGGCCTCACGGCGTGGGGCAACGGCATGAACAGCATGGTGATTAACAAGTTCACCGGTAACGCGCTGTACGAATACATGGGTGCCATGAGCAACCTGCCTGTCGTGGCCGACGAGCTTACCAGCATGGAGAACAGCGCCGCTTCAGCACTGGTGTTCGATGTCAGCAACGGTGAAGGCAAGCTGCGTCTGGAGTCTAGCTCCGAGATGCGTGACTCCGCTGAGTGGTCCACCATCCTGATCGGCACCGGCAACACCCTGCTGTCCGAGAAGATCGCAGCCTATCGTGCCAACTCTGACGGTGAGCAGATGCGTCTGTGGGAGTTCACCCCCCGCACCCGTAGCGACATGCCGCTGCACGAGTTCAACAAGCTGGCCGACATGCTCAAGGAAAACTACGGTCACGCCGGTCCGATCTACATGACACACATTGTAGAGAACTACGACCTGATCCGTCAGCGCCTGACCCATAAGTACGACGAGATCACCATGGCATTCAACATGGTGTCGAAGGAGCGTAACTGGGCCAACCTGTTTGCCACTGTCCTGCTTGCCCGTGACATCCTCGAAGAGCTTGACCTCCTGACCATCGACCGCGTCGAGATCACCGACTGGATCAAGGAAGAGCTGGAGCGCGCCCGGAATAACGCCGAGCAAACCACAGCCGATCCGGCAGAGCAGTTCGCCCGTATGCTGGCTGACCTGCAAGGCGGTATCCTTGTGACCAGCGGTCGCGGTAACTTGTCAAAGGGTGAGTCCGCCCGGATTATCGGCGACATCCGTGGTAACAGCTCACTGGTAGGCCGGTACATCTATCCGCTGGCTGGCGACAGCGCCAACACCAAGGAGGTCCTGATCCTCAGCGTGGCCGCAGCCCGTGACTGGGCTACTAAGCGTGGTGTTATGCTGCGCGAGATCGAGTCCGCGCTCACCGCCGGGGGTGTCATTACCCGCAAGCCGTCCCGCATGAAGCTGGGTCAGGGCGTCGCCAAGTACGCCGGTACTTCTGCCTCGATCTTGTGCTGGGAGCTGGATGCCATCCGGATGAATGAGTTGCTGGGCGACGAGCCGCTCGCTGCCAAGCTGAAAGTGGTAGATGCCCGCCCTCAACCGGCGATCATCAACGAGACTGCGTTCGACAATGTGTTGAGTGGCGACGATAGCAACGAGATCGATGACTTGATTAGCACCTAACGAAGGTATATGCTTCGTCCCGACAAGTTGGTTCGCACCATCATGTCGTCTCCATCGTAGTTGACGCTACTCCCTAACCCCCGCCATCGGAAGTCTGGCGGGGGTTTTTTTATTCGGCTTCCTCGGCTGCCGCTTCTTCCTGAGCACGGCGCAGGGCTTCGCTGCGAGGCGAGTACTGGACGCCCTTGACCGTGGACTTCAGCTTTGTGTTGCGCGCCTTGTATGCCCGGAGCAGGTTGCTCAGTGGCTGCACTCGTTCGCCAGCGGCCTTGCGCTCTGCCTGCAACTTCTTCCATGCTGCACGGGCGTCGGCCTGAGCCTTGGTATCCTTGGCGTCCTTGGCCTCGATGTAGTCGCGGGTGATCTGACCACTCCGACGCTTAAACGCGTCACGGAGATCGTACTGCCGGTTGGACTCACGCAGTCGAGCAGCACGCTCCGTCGTCATAATGCCCATGGTGCGGGCGAAAGTCTGACCGAAGTCGATGTCCTCAGGCTCGATGACTACGTCGCCTCCGCTCTTGACCCCCTTGGTGGCTTCGCGGAAGGCGGCATACCCGTCGTCCAGACCGTTGGGCAGCAGCTTACCGAGGGCGTCGTAGAAGTCGCCGTTCTTCTGCAGTGCAGCGGCAGCGTCCCCGGCCTTACCAACCAGCGCAGCACCCGGCCCAAGCAGACCAGCCAGTGCGGTGTAGAAACCTTCGCGGCTGAACTTGATGTCGGTGTAGGGGATGATCGAGAACGCCTGACCCATACCGATGCGGTCAGAGATGTCGATGCCAGCGAGCGACGGAGCGCCGGTCAGCAGTAGCTCGGCGTAGTCCTTGCCGATGGCGTCCCTGATCTGCTGCTCGATATCTTCCGGCTCATCGTCGTCATCCATGGCACCGACAATCAGGTTCCACAGGAACGTAGCGGCTGTCATACCGGGCAGCCCGCGCAGACCAGCCAGCGCGACTGTGTGCCACATGGTGAAACCGAGCTGACGACGAGCAACAGCCCTCTCCAACTTGGCTTCCGTGGAGTCACCTTTAGCTAGCGAGTTCTTGAACAGCTTCCAGAGCAGTGTGACCTGCATCAGCTGGAACTTCTTGAACTGTGTGATCGTGCTCAGGACAGGACCACGCATCCAGCGCGGCGCATTAAACCCATCGTATGTACCGTGCGTAGCGCGGATCACCTTGTCCGCATACTCGACAGCTTGTTCGTGAGTTTTGCCGGACTCCTTGGCGAGGCGGTATGCGGCAGCCGCCGTCGATACACGGTTGATCGACTCAACCTTCTGCGACAGGGCACGGATAACCGAGCCAGTCTTATCAAAGAGGTTAGATGCAGCGCCCGCCTTGAGCGAGTGGAACTCCCCAATCTCCTTGTCCACACCGATATCGATGCGACCGCGGTTTGCCAGTTCCTCAAGAGCACCGCGCACGTCCGCGCTGACCTTGTCCAGTTCCAGTGGCTGGAGAACATTCGCCTCACCCCAAGCCTTGGCGACTTCGCCGTATGACTTGAGCATCTCAGCATTAACCTTAGCGTAAGAGTGCTCGCCCGCCATGTAGGGAACACTGAGCACCCACGGCTGGGTCATGTTGGTGAGGTAGTACGACGGGCTGAGGGACAGCATCATCATCGACGTTGCTGTCTTGATCGTCTCGGCCATGTTGCTGTGTTCGTAGGCCATGCCCGACGCATGGCGAAGCATCAGCTCGTTGTAGAAGCGACGAGCCTTTTCAGGCTCAGCGTTGAAGTCAGAGAATGCTTCCTTGCGCATCTCGTCGATGGCTTCGTCGATCTTCTTACTGTACATCAGCGACGAGATCATGTGTGCGTCAGCCGCACCCTGCGCCACGAAGTTGCGCATCATGTCCATATCGCCGCCGCCCACACCGAGCTTGCGAAGTTCCGACTTGCGAGCAGATGTCTGCTTGAGCGCCAGAAGCTGGAGATCAACGGCCAGCCGCTCCATGTTGGCGATGACCTTGGCGTTGACCTTGTTGTTCTCGTCAAGCGCCTCGACCTGATTTTGGATCAGCTTACGCAGACGGTCATACGCCACCATCATGTCGCGACCACCAACGAACTGCTGGTAGGTCTTGTCCACTTCACCGGCTACGACCGTGCCACCCTTGAACGCGCCGGACTCCATGAGCTTCTGGCGCGCCGCGCGAGCCTCTTGCAGGGTGTCATACCGCTGGACAAAGTAGTGGTCCTCTTGACCCTTCATCTCTTCGATGAGCTTCTTGTCGCCAAGTTCTACAGCTGAGTGCAAATCCTCAGACTTTGCCACCACCATGTAGTCGCCGAAGCGGCGCGTTGTAATGTATGGTTTGTCCTTGCGGGCAGCAAACAGACCGCGGTATTCGGCCAGAGCATTCTTCTGTTCCTGCTCCAGCTTGGCAACCTTCTTCTCGTCGTTCTGATCCATAGCCTTCAGGATCAGTGACTCGTAGTTATTGTTGACCGCCTCGATGACCGTGTCGATCTTGGTCTTGAGGGTATCGTAGCTGGTCTTCAGAGCTTCCTTGACAATCGCCTGCTCCGCAGCGGGCAGGGCGTTGAAGCGATCAGCTAGAGCGGGGTCAATCTCTACCTCGCCCAACCACTCCGGCTGGAAGCCCCACTTCTCGGAGTTGACCGTGTCTTGCAGGAAGCCGTTGAGCGTGCCCTTGCCCACCCCTTGGCGCTTCAAACCAAGAGCCACGAACTTGCTACGGATACCGTCGATCTGGCGGGTCAGCTCTTCCTTCTTCATCAGGCGATCCCGCATCGCCACAAGATACTTCTTGGTCGAGGGGATCAGCTTCTGAGCGTCTTCGATCAGGTTCTCTGTGAACCCATAGACCGACAGGTTCTCATCGGTGGCGCTGAGGAAACGCTTGCCCACACTCTTGGCGTAGGAGCCGATACCTTCCGGCATGTTCTTGCTGGCGACTGTCTCGTCGAGCTGAGCCTCCAAGAGGTCAGCATCACCCCTGAAAACACTGCGCTCTTCCGACTCGCGCCGGGCAATCTGCTCGGTAACTTCCAGCACCCGTGCGACATCGCCAATCGGCATACCTGTGATGCGTACAAAAATACGCTTGAACCGGCTAAGCATGTCGGTGCCGGAGTACTGCATGGCAGCAAGGTAGCTGCGGAAGTTCTTGTTGGACCAGATTTCAGCCACGAACTCATATGTGTTACGCAGGCCGTAGCGCTTGGAGTCCTTCTCACTCGCCATCTGCTTGTACTTGTCATACAGCTGCTCCAGCTGGATACCCTCAGGTGTCCGTCCGTCGATGGCGTTAACTGTGATGGCGTGGCCCAGCTCGTGAACCGGGACACGCTCATGCTTCATGTCCGAAACCAGATAGACCTTGCCGTCTTCGCGGAAGTATTCACCCGCGGCAGTCTTGGTTGTCGGGCGGTCGGCTAGACCACGTGCGGTACGCCACTTAATGTACTCGGCGCGCGACATGACGACCACATCGACATCCCCGATGACCTTAGCCATGCGGGAAGCAGCCCGGCCAATGAACCCGCCTCGCTTGGACAGGCTCTTCAGAACATCGACAGCTTTACCGGTCCTCTTGGCAACATCAAGGACATCGCGGATTGCTGCGGGATTACCGCCTACAGAGGTCTTCTTACCCTCAGCTTCCAGAGTGCCACCTTGTATGGCCTTAGCGGCTCGGCTGTTGACTACCGCGTCAAGACGCTCCCGCAGCTCAGTCGGGTTCAGCTTGCCCTGCTCCGCCAACATACTCAGCTGCTGGTACTCGGTAGGCTTCAGCAGACCGCTCTCACCATCCTCGGCGAGGTAGGTCTCTGCTTCCTTGAGAACGTCTTCGTAAGTCAGCTGTGACTGAGGCTCGGCGGCAGCACGGAAGGCTGCGTTCTCGATGGACGAGCGCAGCTCGTTACCGATATCCTCCGGACCCATGTCCTTGTCCTTGGACATGCGCTCGATTTCTACCAGATCGGCCTCGTCGATAACCCCGTCCTTGCGGAGCTTCTTGGCGTAGTTGACCAAGCCACGGCGATTGAGTTCCGTGACCAGATCATACACCTTATCCAGCTGCTTCTCTGTTTCCGGGCTGGTTACTTTTTCCGGGGCTTTTTCTTTGACAGTCCGGCTTGGCTCAGTGCGATTGCCGCGGCCTGCTTCTGTGGTCTGCCGCTCTTTACTAGCTCGGACACGTTCGCTGACACCACCTTGTGGCTTCTTCCTTTTTTCAGCGGCACTCTTCTTCTCCTTCTTGGGAGCTTCCTTCTTAGGGGCTTCCTTAGCAGCCGTATCCTTCGGCAGAGCAGGACGCTTGGCGGCCTTCGCAGCCTCTACAGGCTTTGTTTCCTGAGCCTTATCCTTCGGCAGAGCAGGACGCTTGGCGGCCTTCTTCTTAGCGGGAGCCTTCTTCGCCGCGGCAGCAGCCTCAGCTTCTGCCTTCGCACGCAGGGCACGAGCCTTGAGCTCAGCCGCCTCAGCTGCCTTCTTGCCCACATCAAACCGCTGCTTGATGCCGGTCTTGGCGGGGGTGACTACCTTCTTGCCCTCAACAACTGCCGGAGCAGGGGCACCCTCAGTGAGGAACGACAGCTGGTCGCGGTTATCCTGCGCCTGCTCTGCCATCTTGGCAGCATCGCGTTCAGCCTTGCGGTCACGCTTGGCCTGCGCCCGCTCCATGGCAGCGATATCGGCAGCGCCCAGCTCACGCTGCGCTTCGAGCTCGAAGAACGGAGCCTTGGCCGGAGCCTGCGTCGGGGCGGGCGGGGTGGCCAGCTGGCGCTCCTGCTGCATCTGAACAAACGCAGCCACAGAGATACCCATATCGTCTGCGGCAGTCTTGGCAGCGGTATACTGCTCAGGTGTCATGCCCAGATTCTCGGCCTCACGCAGTGCCTTGGTCGGGAGGCTAGCCTTGTATTCTTGGACCGACATTCCGGATTTGGCAGCTTCGCCAGCAGTCTTCTGTTCCAGCTTGGCAATAGCGCCTTCCAGCGCCTTGGCTTCTTCTTCCGAAATGTTCGGGTCGAAGTTGTTCCGCTTGAGCAATGCCGAGAAGCGCTTCATCGGGTCGCGAGTTTCAGGGTCGCTGACCACGGTCTGCAGAATGCCCTGCCGGTGGATAGCCTCCACGCGCTTGGCCGCTTCGCGCATCTCCTGCTCACGCGCTGCCGCCTCGGACGCCACGCGCTGCTGCTCGTTGAGCTCGGCTTCCTGCTGCTGAGCTGCAAGGACATCACCGGCCTGCTGGTTGCGCAGCTGCGCCTCCTTGGCCTTGGCGACCTGCTGCTTGTTCTTCTCCATAACATACCGGGCAACTTCCGACGGCCCAGTAAGAAGGTCTTCTTCAAGCAGCGCCTGCCCGTGAAACTCACGGAAGTTACCGATGAGCTGCGACACTGCACCATGCACGGCTTGGTTGCGGGCGAGGTCTTCGTCCGATTTTACGCTGGAGTGCGCGGGATCAAGGCGACGTTCCTGTGCCTTGAGGATGCTATCCAATTCCTTTTCGTTGTTGGACTGGAACGCAGAGGCAAGACGTTTTGACAGCTGGGGCAGGTACTTTGGTGCGATGCCTGTGTTGCTCAGGGATGCGGTGACGTTACCCTCGTTGAACAGACCCTTGACGACATCCGTCGGCATGATCTGTGGCTCACGCACAGGCTCAGCCTTCTTGGTGCCAGCTTCTACAGTGTCACCCGACTCGATCCCGCCAGCGACATCGGAGCCTTGGCTGGTCTCCTGCTCGCCCTTAATCAGTGACTCATCATCGACAGCTTTGTCTGCCTGCTCCTTGGGCCCAACGATCTTGTTGGTAGCTCCAGCCAAACCGCCGAAAGCACCACCCCCAGCGAAGCCTGCGATAAACGACCCAATGTAATCATCAACCGCCTCGCGGCTGGTCAGGTCTTGATAACCGCCATACCGCTCGAACAGAGTCTGCGCGACTTCTGTCGGAGCTTCTTCCTTGGCGGTCTTGATGGCAGTCTTAAAGATGCCCTCCCCGGCTTCCTTGCCGACTGAGGTAACTGCCTTACCTGTACCTGCGATCAGATCGAGTGCTGTTGAAGCCGCGGTAGCTTGGAATGCGCGAGCGTAGTCCGTGACCCCGGCCTTTTCCTGCTGCTCACGGATACCGGTGTATGTCTGACCTGCGCCCAGACCACCCAGAACGACCCGGCCAGCAGTCGGGCTGCGTGTGAGAGCCGTTGTGGCAAGGCTCGCGCCGATGATCGGAGCAGATTCTAGTGTGCGCTCGGCTGCAAACTGGCCGACCCGACCAAGGTAGTCCGGAACTTCAGAGAAGCTGCCGGGCAGGTTCGTGACATCGGAGCTCTGGGTTACAGCAGGACCTGCTTCCTGAACCATTCGCTGGCCGGTAGACTTCATGGCTGTCGTCACTGGCGCAACTGCCGAACGGTACTGCGTGCCGATCTGACGGTCAACTTCCCCAGCCGCAACATTACCAAAAGCTCGGCTAGCAGGCTGGATGGCCGCAGTCGGGATACCCAAGGTCTGGCCAATCAACCGAGCACCCGTATCAATCACGCCAGCAGTTACAGCCTGCGGCAGCTCTTCGAGGAGGCCGCTGATACCCGAGATAGCGCCGCCAGTACCGCGCTGCAGTGCCCGAGACATCCACCCATCTTCTTGGGGGCGAGGCTGTTGCTGCTGCCGCTGAGCTTCACGCTCCTGCGCCAAGTCTTCTGCCGCGTAGACTACACGAAACCCGCCGCCACCCGAGTTTGTCCCTCGTGCGCTGCTAGCGGTCTGCCGGGGATCATTGATCGGGCGAAAACCTGAGGGCATAAATGTCTACCTGTGCTTACTTGCGGCGGAACACTTCGAGAGTGTTTGCGGATACCGGGACAACCTTACCAGTCTTTCTGTTCCGATACGCGGGAAGGCCGGTCTTTTCGTCAATCCCGACATCCAGATTAAGGCGCGCTGCCTGCCCACGCATGGCACCAGCAAGATCATCCCATCGGTATCCGTAAGGCAGGTATGTACCAAAGGCTGTAGACAACGCCTCGATCCGCCCGCCCTTACCCTTGCGCACAACATCCTGCCCGACCTGCACGCGGTTGCCGTCAGCATCAGTACCGTAGATTGGCATGGTGGAGGGAACACCGTAGCCGTCGCTGCCACTGTCACCGCCACGAACCGGGTTCATGGTGCGGTAAGCCCGCGCCCGTCGCTCAGCCAGCTCAGCCTGCGCCAACGGGGCGATGAACTTGGTGGTCTCCTCAACCTCCTTCGTCTTCGCCTGATTAAACGCGTTGGTGATCACGCTTGTGCGAAGATCAGCAGCTGTCTTCAACCAGTTCGACATGCCGTTCGGGGTAGTCAGGGCCTCGGCTTGCGCCATCAGGAGATCAGCGTTACGCTGGCCTGTCGCCGGATCGACACCGTTGAGCGGAGTCTGGCTCACCACAACACCGCTAACGTCCTTACGTACAAGGACAGGTCCCTGCTGAGGATCGTTCACAACCGAAGCCTGCATGCTATCCGGCACGGCTTGATTATACGTTGTGGCAAGCGCGTTAGCAAAACCTGCCCAGTCACCGTTCGCGGCAGCGGCCTTCGCCACCTGCACACCCTGAGCCATCTTCATGGTGCTCAGCTCGATGTTGTCCTTCTCCATGCCGATGACAGTCTTGCGGAGAGCTGCCGCCTGCACGGGATCAATCCGATCAAGCGCATCAGCCTGAGCCTTGTACAGCTCAGGGCCCGACAACCGCTTCACACGATCTGCCGGGGCGTACATCACTTGGTCACCGACCATGACCTTGTAGTACTTCTTGTTGTCAGGGCCCGTAACAGCAGGTCCAGTCTTCGCAGCCTCGACAGGCAACTTCTCGCCAGCTGCGGGAGCAACAGGTTCTTGGGCTGCAACAGGGGGCAGCTCCCCGGTGGGCTGAGCCGCGGGCAGACCTGCCTTCTGGCGAGGAGCAAATGTCGCGTCGAAGTCCTTGCTAAACTCAGTCTCCGCCGGAGCGGCCATCGCAGCAGGAGTAGCCATCGCAGCCTGCGGTGCAGCGGCATTTGTACCCGGAGCAGTTACGTCCGGAACAGGTACTGGCGTGGCAGGCACCTGCGCCGAGCCGGGCATCGCACTCTTGGCGCGCTTCGCTTCTTTGGCCTGCTGCTTGAGCAACTTGTCATAGCTCTTCTGGTCCAAGAGACCTTCAGTGCCCTCACCCTGAACTACGTTGCCAGCTGTCTCGAAAGTGTCGAACACACGGTTGCGGCGTTCCACCTCAACCTGCTCGGCCTGAGCCTTCTTGCGAGCATCGATGGCACCCATCGTGCCGAGCAGCGCATCAGCGAAGCTGCTACCGAAGTTAGGGAGACCTGCCATGACTTACCTCAGTTTTCCGTAGTCAACCATATAGTACCCGTCGTCACCAACAAGCACAGCCTCCGGAATAATCGGGAGAACTTCTTGGGCCATAACACCGATCTGGTCCTTGGCACCATCAATATAATCGAACTTGTACACACCGATACCCGACGGCAGCTTACCAACCGGCTCGATGTTCTCCTTGAGACGCATGTCCGACTTGAGCGCGAACGCTGTACCGACACCAGCGATGGAGCCTAGGGCACTCATACCTGCGGCCTGCTGAGCCGCACTAGCCTGCATTGCTGTGTTGCCGAGGCTGGTGTAGTTACCCATGATGTTGCCGTAACCAGACAGCGCCTGACCAAAGCCCTGCTGAACGCCCGAGCCCGCCTGCATACCTGTGTTTAGTGCGGCGTTGGCTGTACCAAATGCGCCGGACGATGCGGCCTGTGCGCCCTGACCAAACATGGCGATGTTAGATGCGCCCTTACCAGACGCAAAGTTAGCGGCGTCCGCCGTCAGAGCCATACCCAGCTGCTTGGCACCCTGACGGGCGCGGTTCATAGCCGACGCCTGAGCAGCAGCGTTACGCACAGAGGCATCAGCCATGGCCGAAGCAAACGCCGGAGAGGCAGGGTTAATGCCCAGCGCACCCATCTGGCGGGTGGCCTGCGCCATCTCATTAGCTTGTGCGGTCTCAAGGTCACCCTTGGCCAGTCCGGCTTGACGCTCGTACTCAGCTGGCTCCGAATAGTCCCGCGCCATCTGGTAGTAGCGGTTCTCTGCAGGGATGCCGTATTCCTTGTAGCGCTCAGCGCCGAGCTTCATCTGCTCCGCTTGCAGGTCATACAGGTTACCCATCTGACCCTGCGCCTTGATCGACGCTTCCGACTGCTGCTGGAGCATCGGCGTGATAACGTCGGCATAGTACTGCTTCGACCAGTCAAGGGCTTCCTTGCTGACCTGCGCCATCTGCGCGGCAGACTGCCCGATCTGCGGGTCGTACTTGTTCTCGACAGACTTGCCGCCGCAAATGGTCTTAGACATACCTGCAATCCTCTCGGAACATCCGGTAGATGTATACGTCCGACCCATCCCTACCAGCTTGGCTGAGGACAGCTTCGCGCGTCCAGCCGATGTGCTCCACGAATCTGATCGAGTCTTCATTTGTCGATTCCACCCAGCATGTTATTCGCTTGCAGCCGAGTTGCACGAAGGGGTAGTGAAACCCCCAAAAGAGAAACTCACGGTTGAGCCACCGTCTTCCGGGGCTACCTGCGAGGTGAACGACAATGTTGGAGCCGTTATATTCAACGTACACAGCTGCTGCGATAACCTCGCCATCACGCCGAAGAACGATTCCTTTTTGTCCTCGTGACCAATCGAGGCCGAAAAACTGAGTGACATAATTGTACGCTCCTTCGGAATCGGACTCGACCTTGTATCGCGATGGTGTGGTCATCGCACTTAAGTTACCACGATTACACCATACCGTCTATAGGCTTTGAGTATTTCGGCTCAGTTGTTCTCTAGCGCCGAAGCTCAGTAACTAGCATTTGGCGCTCCGATACGGTAACCGCTGTAGTAGCCAACACTTCTAGTGTGTAGGTGAACGACCCTGCGCCGGGAGTATCAAGGTGGAACATGGAGAACACCGAATCCACGGGCTGGAAAAACTCGTATGTGTTGTAGGACACGTAGTCAGTGTAGACCTGCTTCGACTGAAAAACGGTGAAGGTGCCGGTACGAATTACTGTCGAGCCGCGCTTCAACCGATACTGTGCTGGGATGCTAACCGTGTCAGCTACACCGGTCAGGCGTGCAGAGAAGTCTACCTTTGCAACTGAACCATCGACCGCGGTGATTGAGACGTTGGCTACGCTCTGCCAGCTGGTAGAGGCTGTCAGGCCCGCGTCATTGGTATATACTGTAGATGCGGTGACCGCGCCGCTAGCCAAGCTGCCAGTTGAGACTGAGCCGTTAACTATCAGGTTACCGTTGATCTGAACACCGCTGGCTGTGACTGTGAACGGCGTAACCGTGGAGCCCCCGCTAGGGGATACAACTGAGAACCTGTCTGCAAGGATCGTGAAGCTGCCGCTAGCGCCGTCGTTATTCTGAACAAACCCTGTGACGTACCCGTTGACGTTGAGGCTCACGCCATAGCGCGCCTGAAGGCCGTTGACCGACGTTGTTAGGGTGTTGATCGACGCGGTGTTCCCGTTCACCGTCGTGCTGACCGTGTTGATCTGAGTAGCAAGCGCCCCGTCCGCCGACGCTCGGGCTGCCGCTTCGCTGGTGATGTTGGCCTGAAGCGTGGAATCTTGGGTGTTTACCAGTGCAGTCAACGAAGTGATCGACGAGGCAAGCGCGTTGTCACCGTTGATGCGAGCCGACTGCTCGTTTGAGATCGCCGCCGTGTTGGCGACAGTTCGGAGGTCGTCAACTGCGACCCAGTCTGTCCCGCTATAGCGGTACACCTTGTTGTTGTCGTTTGTATCGAACCAGATGTCGCCAATGTTTGGCGTGCTCGGCGGACTGCTCTGCGCATAGGTCATCACCGCCGATGAGCCTGAGACAATCAGCTGCTGAATCTGCTCCGCCAGAGCTTCGTCAGCGCTGGCCCGAACTATGCCCTCGTTCGTAATGCTTGCAGACAACCCGTCCATGGTGGCCGAGACATTCTGAAGGCTTATCTTAATCGACGCAGACTTACCGCTAAACGCCGCACCATCAACCTCGTTGATGACGTTCTCAAGGTTTTCTTTGATCGCGCTGAGCAGGCTGTACAGGGACGTTTCAGCCGCCGGGATCGCTGGGATGCCCCGCCACTTCGTCATTGATGCAGCTCCGCCACAGTGGTGGCGAGGTTGATAGACCGAATGCTGAGGTTGCCCACCACCTCAACCTCAAGCGTGCGAGACTTGAAGGGTGGGATGCGCACAGGGTCGAAGGTCGAAATGTTCAGGGCGGGAGCGATCTTCTCTCCGTCCGCGTACAGAATCACCTGAACAAACCGCGCAGAAGCCTGCGGAGGGATCGTCTCCAGTGTGCTGCCGTTCAGCTCAATCCCGTGGTACTGGTTGCCAGACGTGATCGCCGTATCAAAGTACGTGAAGTTAAGCTCGGTAGAGTTCAGAGTACCCAGAATATCTCCGCTAAACTTGGCGGTGTTCCGGGCTTGGATATTCTCCACGTCATAGTTGTATGACCCGGCATCGCCGATGGAGTCGTAATCTCCGTCGAGCTTGAGGGCAGAGAACGTCGTGCCCTGCGGCATCACAAACCGCTTGCTCTTCCAGTTATAGATTTGCGGGTTTAGGTCGTCGGCGTCCCAGTGCTTAATCCGACCATCCGCAGCATCAACATAGTACAGGTGAGCCGTCTTGCTATCCACGTGAACGGCGCGAGCTTTCATAGATATGTACGACAGGATCGGGATGTCACTGCGGTTAATCACCATCGTCTTCAACCCTGTCGGGTTGGCCGGGTAGATGGCGAAGTACTGGTTGTTGGTGACGACGCCGGAGATCAGCTCTGGGCGATACTCGATCCACTCGTTGTACGCGAACAGGTTGCTCGTGATCACACCGCGGACCGAGGGGCCGATGCCCACCATACCGTTAGGGCTGGCGTACACCACGCCGAACTCGTCGCTGAAGATCGACTGCTTCGACACGCACGGCTCAAGAATCGGCACGCGCTCGGATGTCATGGCTCCGGGATACGCGCCGGATACAATGTACGGGTGACGATCCGTCATAACAACGACGGACGCGCCAAAGATACCAAGCCCTACGATGGCATCCGGGATGCTGATGGCATAGGCCAGTGGCCAAGCGTGCGGGTAGAAGGGCTCCGAGAAGTAGACCGTGTTGCCCGCAAACCCGGCAAGCGAGCCACTGGGGTGCGAGATAAGGCCGTGCAGGTCTGACGGGGGCGGCAGCCAGCCAATCGTACTGATGGCCTCACCCAGCTCAGCAGACGTTAGTGCGTCACTGTACGACGATGTAGCTACCGGAATCTCTGCCACGAACAGATAGCTGTCTGTGGTTGCACCTGTCACTGAGCGATAGATGCGGCGGTGCGTGATGTTGTACCCTGTTGTCGGTGGGGCTGAGAAACCGTTGATGGTGACGCTGTCGCCGTCATACACAGCCACGATATCGCTAGCCGGTGACGGGGCGCTCTCTTCGATAACACCGCCGAACGTGGACACATGGGTGTACACATACACCCGGTTCTGAACATTCTCAGTACCTGCACCAACACGGGCAACTGTCGGGGCTGCAGTAGGGGCAGGAACGCCCATGTTCAGGCTCTCCGCCGGATACGGTCCCGTGCCGGATGTAGCGAGTGTGTTGTACGTCTTCTTCGGGCCACCGTCGCCTGTGAAGTACACGCGGTAGTCCGTCGTGTCGGCGACCGGTCCGCGCACCACGTCAACGTTGGATGTCCAGCTCAACCACACATAGTCGTTGGCAGAGTTGTAGTAGTACTTGAAGAGTGTACTGGTGTTGATCGGCGGGGTGTACGGTTCCACCGTGGGGCCGCGCCAATACCGAAGCTCCTTCGAATAGAGCTTCACGTCCTCAGCTAGCTGGGCCTGATTATCGTTGAGCATCGTCGCGGAAGTACGCGGGATGACTCCGTCGAAACCCATGATCTTAAGCTGAGGCATAGTTCTTCCCGTAGTTATGTCGGGGCCTCAGAGCTCGATTGACAGAGGTGCTGACCTCCCTCGCCCTGTAGTGTGCCCCGACTACAACCTTACTTCTTCTTGGGCTTCATGGCCTTCTTCTCGGCCTTCTCACCCTTGGCGTAAGCTGCCTTACCGCCCTTGCGAGCCTTCAGCATCTTCTCCGCCTTCTCTTCCTTCTTGGACTCCTTGCCCAAGAACATCATCGGCATCTTAGCCATACGCCTTACTCCGGCTTCTTGCCACCAAACGGACCGTCGATCATGGCAGACTTGGCATCAGCCTTGGCCGGAACGGTGGACTTAACGACGCTGCCGTCCCAACGGTCGGCCTGATATTCGCCGCCCTTCGAGGAAACGCCGTAGGGGTTGATAGCCTTCATAATACTTCTCCGAGACTGAGTTACTTGATCCCGTTGCGCACAAACGCAGCGAGCAGGGCAGTGAACACAAGGTTCGCTGTCTGGGTCAGATCGGCTTCGCCGACGAGGTAGCTAGCAACCGCCGTGACAACAGCCACGCCAGCAGTGATGTATGTCTTGTAGCCTGCAAACATTGAGGTACTCCTTACTTGTAGAGCTTCACAGGAAGCTGCCAGTGGGGGCCATCCTTGAACGTCTTCCAATCGCCGCCCCATTCGATTGACACACCAACTTCCTTGGCCGCCTGCTTAATGGCCGGGGCCATCTTCCTGTAGAGCGGCCAGTCCCAGCGAGTCTCGCCGTCCACCACGGGGGCCAAGTCTACCGCGTGACCTGTGATGTGACGCGAACGCATCGTCTTGGACGCACCCTCAGCTACCAGCTTCTTCTGGCGCTCGACGGTGCGAAGTCCTTCAAGTACTGTGAAGTCAACAGGCGTGATTTGGATGGCCCGCTTGACCACCTTCACAAGATCAGGGTGTACGCCCTTAAGTCTATCGAGAGACCTCTGGCCCAGAACAAACGCCATGTAACTCACCTAAGATTTGGGTGACCGCATTCTCCCATGTAATGCGTTCGATGTCAATCTGATCGTACTTATCGGGAGGTATGCGCGTAGTTCGGACAGAGTTACAGACCGGGAGAAATACTACCTTGCGTCGGTCTATCGCTACCAGAGCGTAAATATCTATGAACTCGATGGTTAGCGCGCCCTTGCCGAGGCTGTGAGTATTGAAGTAGTAATGAGGCGCACAGCTTCGGTCATGCCGGACACTAGAAGCAGCCTTGACCTGAACACGCATAAACCTCGTGCCGCGCATAGCGACAAGGTCGATATCTTCCATGGGGGTAAGAAGCGTCTTCCATCCGCATTGCTCTATCGCAGCAGCTGCGAGCAGTTCTCCGATCCTACCCTTTGTCAGGGCGGATAGAGCTGGGGCCTCTGATGTCAGGCTTTGTCTTCTTTCTTGTCGAGCTTGCTGAACACGTTGTTCAGGTTCTCTTCAATCCGGTCGAAGCCTCGGACCATCTCTTCCTTGACTTCCTTCATGGCGACCCGCCAGTCGTCTTTGGTGACGTATGTGTGAGGCATGGCCCTAATATCGCTATCTAGTCGCTCGATAGCCTTGGTCACGTTGTTTAGAGTCCAACCACCCAGAAACCCCGCCAAGCCCAGAACCACGTTGAACAGCGTTTGGTAATCCATGAGGGGCACCTTATTAGAACTTGATGCAGGGGAGCAGTGCGATGTTGCGCGGGCGAGTCTCGGAACCACCAGCGGCACCTGTGGCCGTGGCCAGAGTCCAGTCAGGAGAACCTCGACCTTCCTCAAACGCGCTGGTCGCAGAGATCAGCGAGCCCGGATAGTTGCCCGGATGGGTGTGAGACTTGAACTCGTCAGCCTGAGCTGACCCAAGGGTGCGGCCAGCGTCAACACCTCGACCATCGTCGAGACCACGAATAAACTCACCGCGAAGGTCTGGGAGGTTGAATGTCGTGGAGCCGTCACCAACACCGAACGTCGTCCCTGTCACCCCAAACAACGCTGCGTATGTCGCACGCGATACCGCCGAGCCGTCGCACTTCAAGTATCCCGCAGGGGCCGAGGTAGCAGCGAAGTAGAACACCGACCCGGCAGGGACGGCGGCAGCGATAGCTGCGTTCATCTGGGCGACAGAGGGTACGCTGAGATTCGTCCGAGCACCTTCGGCAGTGGAAGCGCCTGTACCCCCATCAGCCACCGCCAGATCAGTGATGCCAGAGATTGTGCCGCCCGTAACCGCTACCGCGTCTGCGTTCTGGGTGGACATCGAGCCCAGCCCCAGATTGGCGCGGGCACCTGCGGCAGTCGAAGCCCCTGTACCCCCATCAGCCACCGCAAGATCGGTGATGCCCGTGATGGAACCAGAAGTGATCGTCGTGGCACCCTGCACCGTCAGGTTGCCTGTCACCGTGCCGCCCGTGGTGGACAGCTTCTCGTTCATACCTGCGGCAACAATTCGAAGTTCGACCTTGCTACCGCTGTCAAACGCAGACGCTACGGTACCGTCTTGCGCCCGAACCATGGTGAAGGTGTCAGTAGAGCGGTTGGTTACCTTGATGATCTCAATCGTACCGGTGCTGCTAACCAGAGTGGCATAGAAGTAATCTCCGCCAGTTACAGCGGCTGGGAACAATGCGCCCTGACCTGCAGCAACCGTCAGGCTAGTCGCGGAGCTACTAGTATTGGCTGACAGAGTCGCCGTAGCATTGTTCTTGTAAAGTGCCCCAGCCATATAGTCCTCTGCGAAATACGGTACCGCTCTACTACTCTACCACCTTACTTCAGATTGCGCAACTTGTAGAGAGTGCTCATGTATGTAGCAAGCAGTTCGTCGATGAGGTTCTCTACCGCCGAGTTATCCTTGGCGATGTCCTCCCGATTCTCCATGATCCAATCACAGTCATCCGATATCAGTGAAGTGATATCCGACGGGAGGAGCGGGCCGGGGCGGGGAGGAACCATGGCGATCAGGTCGAAGTAGCCCTGATACGTCTCGACAATCGAGTCGATCTTGTCGATCAGCCCGTCGTAGAAGTCCCCCAGTGTCATGTGCTCCGAGTAAGACTTCGTCTTCCAGTGGGCGAGGTGGGCGGCATTGCGTGTGAAGAACACGCGAGAAACAAGTTGTTCAATCATTAGTCTGCCCCTTGGTTGAGCGCGCTTACCACTGTGGATAGGTTGCCGTGGCGCATGATCAAGAATTGCTCAAATTGATCAATCCTCTCCTTGGTCGCCTCAACGTCGCAGGTCCCGTCGGGTAGAAATACCGCGGGCACCTCAAAATATGCGCCGTTGCTGAAGTGGCCCTTTGCGAACCAGTCGGCCACGCTCGAAGGGTATTGAATGCTCATGTCCACACTAGTGTCCTTGTTGCCCCGGAGACGTAGCCATATGGGTTATCAACCGTGAAATAAATCCATTGAGCAAACGAACCCCAATCACTGTAAAACCAGCTAGTCCTAGGGTAATCCATTGCACCAATTCTCAAGTTGTTCCACCCGCTATTCGGCCAATAGCCAAGCACGTTAAACTCAATCCATCCGCCATAGGGTGCGACGAAGATAAGTTGAGAGTACGCTGTGCCGGACACCGCCCAGTTGAGCGGGGTAACGCCCCCGAAGTTCCCGCGCGAGTAGCCCCAGTTCTCACCGTTGGTACCTACAGTCACAACCGCAGACGCAAGGGAGCTAGATTTGCCGTACAGATTCGAGAGAGCAATCGCTCCCGAAGACACTCCGGCGAGATTCCGCACAGCTGTTTCGCCAAGTGAGATAGTAGCAGTCGAGGACCGCCCTAGCTCAGTGTTGACGTTGGCCAGCGAAATTGCGCCAGAGGAAGGTAGGGTCACTTCCCGGCCTGTTCTTGAGCCTGCGTAAAGACCTTACGGATTACCGGGTCGGCAACACGATGAGGTAGCTCCGACAGAGCGCCGAGGATCGTGTTCACTTCTTGCAGGGTTACTTCGAGCTTGATGCTGTCCGGCTTTTCAGCGAGCTTGTCGAGTTCCGGGTTCATGCAGCGTCTCCTTCAGTCGGCGGCGACCATGGGAACTGTCCTTCGTTCACTTCCTGAGCAGGTACCTTCTTGGCGGTGATCTGCTTCGTGATCTGCTCGTCAACGTGTTCCTTGTAAGAACCGACAACAACGCCTTCAATCCAGCCGAGAACCTGAGCTTCGGTCAAGTCTTCATAAGCAGTGAAGTGCTCCGGGTCTACCTTAGCTGGGTCGAACGGGGTCGCACCATTGAACACACCCGAAAGGCCGTCCTCATCGGTGCCGGTGCAAGTCCAGTGGGTCTGGAGGATAACGCCCGACAGGTTGTCAACGTCAGCCTTTTTGAGAGACTTGAGCGCCCAAGTGTAAGTCAAAGCCATGTCATTCGCTCCTAGCTGCTGCTTCAAGGCTTTCTACCTTGTTTGCAAGTTCTTTAATAGCCTCAATGAGCAGAGGCACGATGCGCGAGTAATCAACCGTAAGGTAGTTTTCGCCACTCTTTGAGGAGATGGTGCCATCCGCAGCAACGTCATAATCAAACGGTGCTAGGTGAACCGCCTCAGGCAATACGGCCTGAACCTGCTGCGCTGAGACACCAACTTGCTGGCGGTCATTGGCATAACCGACAGCCCGCGCAGTTTCGTTCTCAACATAGGTAAAGCCTTCAAGTGAAGCCACCTTGGCGAGTGCATTATCAAGCCCGCCCGTTTTGGTCTTTAGCCGCTCGTCCGAGTAATATGCGGTGATGTTGCCAGCGCAAGCAGCGTCACGCGATGCGCCAAAGACGTAGAAGTTGTCATTGAGCGCAGAGCCTGACCAGTTGTTGATGCGGAAGTCGTTGCCCCAAGCAAAGATGCTGACGTTGCCGCCGTCATCCGTTGAGCCGTCAGTGGTAAATGCAATCTTGCGACCATTACCAGAAAGCCAGACATTATCCTCGGCCCAAAGGCAACCTTGATAAACAGCACCGGCCCCGCCAAGAGCAAGTCGCACAAAGCGCGATGTGCCATTAGGATTGGCATAATAGCCAGTGTCATTGCTGTCATAGTAAATCTGCGCCTGAACATCATTGGCGGCATACAGGGTTGAAAGATAAAGCGCCCTGCGGCCATTGGTAATGTCGCTTTGCGCACCAAGCACAAAGTTTCCGCTGGCATCCATGTAAATGCGCGCAGCGGCCCGCATAGACCAATGGAAGTTAATGCCGGGGGCGTAGGTTGCTGCTGACTGCGCATTACCTACGCCATCAGCTTCACGCAATTCCAGACCACCAAACGTGTCATTTGATGGCCCCGGTCGCCAGTTATAGATATTGCCCTTGAACCAGCTAGTGCCGCTTGGGTCTACATAACATGAGCCATCATTAGCATCATAAAGGATGGTGGCGTAAATCCGCCCATCAGAAGCAAAATACTTGCCACCAATCCACTCATCTTCTTGCAGCAAACGCCGCCAAGCCGAATAAGTGCCATTCTGCTTTTTGCGCAACCAGAAGGGCTCATTGTTGTTAGATGTCGGGAAGAACATCTGCACATTCCAATCCGCAGACAAACGGATGATGTGCGCATGGCCGTAGCTGCCAGTTGGCGTATCGTTGCTAGGGCCAAAATGATAATACCCGCCATAGTGGTCATCATTCATTGAGCCGGGATATGTGATCTCCTCGGCCACGCGCCATTTATATAGATTGGTCAAGCCATTCGGGTCTACATACCAACCAGTGTCATTGCTGTCATAGAACATAGGGGCGCGGACATCAGACCGCACCAGAAGGTTGCCGCCCTCAGTGAGCGACATATCCTCCACCTCATTAGCACCGCCAGTTAGGCCGGTGTCATTGCGCCGCCAATACCAGCTATAGCCTCCGGTTTTCTTGACGTAGGCAATGTGCGGCGATTGGTGCCAGTGGTATTGGAAGTTGCCGTTTGAGAAAATTGGCTGCGCCGTGCCGACATTCAAGCCGTTGATGACTGAGGTGCTGGCCGGGTCAATGTAATAGGCCGTGTTATCAATATCGTAATAGATGTTGGTGCGAACGCCATTGGCAATGTTGAGCAGCCCGCCACTTTCCTGAATGCGGGTGTCAAAGTCCTCACCAGTACTATTCTTAAAATCAATGTAAGCACCACCAGCAGAGCGGGTAATCTCAATGTTGCCGTCAGACGCTAGGCTAACTTGATTGCTTCCAGCATTTACGGTCAGCGCACCACTCATGGTGTCGCCAGCCTTGTTTACCGGGGTGTAGCCAAGCGCAGTTGTCACCATGCTTGAGTTGATGCTAGTCAGGTATCCTGCCGAGGCGTGGTTGCCCCAGCCGTAGGCCGTGTTCCAGTTGCTGATGTTCGTTGTCGAGATCGACTTGACGTGCGACGGGACGGTCGGGTCAGTCTCAGTGAAGCTGGTCAGGTAGCCAGCATCGTTGGTGAACTGGCTAAGGCTGGTCGGCTGCGGCTCAGACGCCTCGATCAGGATCGTGCCGTTGTTTTGGTGTGAGCGCACCACAAAGGCCAGCGCCTGATACTTGCCGGAGGTCGGCTTGGTGCTGGTGAAGCCGCCAGACGTGTTGGGGTACAGGATCGTGCCGACAGCAAACGCCGACGTGTCGATACCTTCCAGCAGGCCGGTATTGATGATTGATCCCAAGTCGCCACTGGTGAGGGCTTGGTACACAACGCCGACCGCGATGTCGCTTGCCGACGTGATCTTGGCCACTTCAAAGGCGTTCTCGCCCGCGTTGTAGCCGACGACCTTGACCACGTTGCCCTTGGCGAGGGCCTCAGTTGCCTTGACCTTGTAGTGAATGTGGTCGGCACCAACGTGGTTCGTGATGCTGTCGATGGTCGTGCCGGTGACGCTGCCGCCGGAAATCGACACAGAGTCGGCGTTCTGGGTGGCGATGCTGCCAAGGCCCAGATTCATCCGAGCGCCCGCAGCAGTCGCCGCGCCGGTACCGCCGTAACCTACAGCTAGTGTGCCACCCAGTGTTATAGTACCAGATGATGTGATGGGGCCGCCAGAAAAGGTCAGGCCGGTAGACGCGCCAGACACATCCACGCTCGTGACCGAGCCTGCCCCGCCACTAGCTGGGACCCACGCGGTACCGTTCCAGCCAATGAACTGGCCCGTCGAGGGTGTACCGACAACCTCAATCTTATCAGTGTTGAGGTTGATGAAGTTAGCATCCACCTCATTGTTCGTAAGGGGAGAGCCTTTGGCGGCCCTCGTAACAATGGTGGTCATGCGTTAGCCCTTAGGAAATGGTCACGGTCCATGTGATGCGCATGGAGTCGTCGGCGGCCTTGGTCACAACACCGAACTGCGAACGACACAGCATCGTGCCGCCGCTGGCGGCGTTAAAGATGCCTGCTTCCGACACAGCACCCGTCCCGACACCGGCTGGGAAGTCACCGACATACGCGATGCTGTTGGCTGTAACCGTGGTAGATGTCAGCGATGCCCGACCAAGCTCCGTGCCGAGGGCCGTGTTGCCGCCTACCGGCGACGAAGTACCGCTACCAATCGCCATGTGCGACATCGCAGTTGCCGTGGCATCCTTCATGCGGCTGGCAATATACGCGAGACCGGCATCGACCACGAGGTTCGACTTGTGGTACTCAGTCTTGAGGTTGCCCTCGGCGTCAAACACCTGAATGTGCAGCTTGCCTGTAGCGGTGAGCGTGTCGTTAATCATCGCGGTACCTCAAGTAAATGTGCCGGTCGATCCGACGTAGTCTTCGGCGAAATAGTCCCAGCTAGCATAATCTTGCTTTGCCCAGTATCCTACATCATTTGCCGCTATACTGTCAACTTGTACGGAGGTTACACTCTTCGTGCTTACGTCCGCCATGGCTACTGAATCCGCGAGCGCCTTTTGGTAACTGCGGGTCAGACTGTCAGCCGCAGCCACAGACTCCGAGAGAGCTTTCGTCGAGGACCGTGCAACGGCGTCAGATGCGGTAACGTACTCGATGCGAGTCTTGGCAAGCAGCTTACTCACAGCGTCGTCAGCACTCACCGGCTCCGTCAGGGCCTTGCTCAGCTGCTTGACGTGTGTGTCCGACGCCAGACCGATGTCGAGGATTGTCTTGGTGGTGAGCTTCGCGACGTGGTCCGCAGCGTTCAACTGCTCATCCAGATTTTTGCTGATAAAGAACCGAACAATGTCTGAGGTCAGCGCTGTGTCTGCTAGAGCTAGGGTCTTGAGGAACAGGCCCGTGATCGCCGAAAGAGTAATACTCGTGTAGCTGACGGCGGCAGCGTATGTCGTCGCTGTAACCTGTGCCGCTGTATCAACCACTCGGGCCGAGACGCTGATGCCTTGAGCTGTAACGCCTGCGGCAATCTCTCGCGCGGACACAGCAACCTTGGCGATCACCGAGGTTGTGGTAGTCTTGAGCTCCGTGACTACCGCACGGATACCCATTAGAAGTCTGCCCTGATCTTAAACTTAAGCAGGTTGTAGACGGTCTGGATGCTGGCGTCCGAGAACGTAATCTCGATCTCGCCCTCGTAGTCACCCTCTTCCACGTTAAGTGTGTTCGGGCCCCAGATGATCACGACTTGCCCCGCCAAAGCGCCAGTAATCACCCCGGTCAGCGTATCCAGAAGAGCCTCGCTACCTGTCTGGCGGAACTTCATACGTACAGTGGCACCGGTCAGGTCGATGGGATCGCCTGTGGTTTCGTCTGTCAGAGTAAGCTGAAGCTGGGGGCGGCTGTCACCCTGAACCAGTTTAATTCTTTCGGCCATCTCTCATCCTCAAACAAATCGGGGTGGGCGGACGCGAGTGACGTTACGGGTAAGGCCGCGATTACGCTCCATCTTAGCCTCACCGATGGCCGACTCGAACCACGTGCGGAACTTGCTCGCCTGCTGCGGGTCGTAATAAGGCTGGTTGGGTGTGTCGTACAGACGGGCCCGTGCGCCAAAACCAATGTGCTCCGCCCAGCGCTCATAGATCAGTCCGTCAACCGTGGTGGACGAGCGGGTAGGCTTCAGAGACGCGATCAGCTTCATGCCCGCCGGAATCTTGTAGTCGCTGAACGGGCAGATGATTACTTCCTCAGGGACAGTCTGAGTGATGTACTGCGGTCGGCCACCCATCTGCCGCCAGTCCAGCGGATAGATTCGGCGAAGGTCTTCCTCGCTCTTGAAGGTGAGCGGAAGGTTACCGACCCAGCCAGCCAGAAGACGCGACAGCGTCGTCCCCGTAGGGAGGTCAAGCTCGTATGTGTTGATCCGCGGGAGGATGGTGATCGGGTCCATCGTGTACACGATGTAGTCCGACTTCTCGCAGAACTCGATGCACGCGTTCCGGATAGCGTTGACTGCCACGAACTCGGGAACATCGTGAACGTAGGGAAGCACCTCCGGGAAGAACGCTTCGTAAGAAACAGTGCTCATAGCTTAGCACTCCCTCGGTTGCCGGGATCAGGAGCACCGAGCTGCAGGTTCGGGTTGCTGCCGAGAATACCTGTGTCGCGGGCACCGACCGCGGCCATGAACAGCTGCAGATATGTAGCAGCGAGACCCTGACCAGCGGCAAAGTCGCTGTCCTTCTGGTGGGCGCGGAACATGACGTAGTCGAACAGGGCTGTCTGGAAGATGTCCTGCACGACCAGCGTGGCTGTCGTCGAAGTCATATCGGTCGGCAGTACTGAGTAAACAACATCTAGGTAACCGGCTCCTGTGTTGGGCGGGTACACGTAGAACTTGGTCGGTTCCTGCGGATCGAAGATATAGTTCTGAGCCGTGGCAGACGCAGTAGCTGTGTGCCAGTTAGGGTTCTGTGCGTCGAGGATTTCACGCGACACAATTCGCACTGCACGACCCGGATTGTTGCCATCCGAGCTGTTGTTGCGAATGATGGAGAGCAGCATGTGACCATCCGCTGGGATCAGCTGCTTAGTGCCGCTCACCAACGGGATAGTGTCTGTAATACTGGAGTTGCCCGGAGACACGGAGACAATTGTCCGCTGTCCATCCGAAAGCCACTTGAGAAGTTCTGCATCGCTCCAGCGCTTGGTGACGCCTTCATCGATAAGCTGGATGCGGACGCGATCAATGATGGATTGTGCTGTGATAGCCATTACCGCTCCGCCTCAAAAAGGTAGTAGGGGGGAGTCCAACCACTCCCCCCTACCCTGTATACACCTATTAGGCGTACTGCGCAATCACCAGCGATTCCGGCTTGATGGTCTTGTAGCCGTAGATGTTCAGGCCACGGACCAGCGTACCGAAGTCGTTCGGGTTCTGCAGCGACTCGACCTTCGCGATCTGCGAAGCGAACGAGATGGCTGTGGTGTGACCCGCAACGATGCACTTACGAGCTGTAGCGCCCGTGTTGGTGGTGCCGTCGAAGTTCTTATCGGCGGCGGCAGTCGGCAGGAGGTTCGACACATAGATCGTGAAGCGATCAATGGTGCCGATCTTGCCGTTGCGCAGGATCGACTGGCTGTCGCCGGTCAGGTAAGCCTGCTGCAGGTTCGAGCCCATCAGGAGGTTGCGAACAGCCGGGCTGATGACGAGGAAGCGGTCCGTATCCGGGACGTTCTGTTCGTCAAGAACCGAAGCCATAGCAGTGATGGTCGAAACAACGTTCGAGGTCGAGAGCGTCAGCAGAGCGCCAGCGTCTGTCGCAGCGCCGGTACCCGCGCCACCGAGGTTGAACGAGCCCGAGCGGACGCCAGCGGTGGTGCCGCGGTTGTCAGCAGACACAGTGTCCATCGAGTTCTTCAGCAGGTCGGTGTCGATGTTGATCGCCATCTGCTTCGCAGCGTCGTTGGTGAACATGTCCATCAGCTTCGGCTGCGACTGGTATTCCAGCACGTCCGAAACGTTCACGCCGAAGTACTTCGCCTTCGAGATGTCGAGTTCGATCTTGCTGGGAGCCGGAACTTCGTAGCTCAGGGTGTTACCGACGGTGTAGTCGTTGATGGTGACCGACGGGATGTTGTTGATGACAACCTTGTCGCCGATGTTCTTGATGTCACCTTCGTAGTTGGTGTTGGCGATTTCGCCAAAAACCGTGGTGGCGTAGAACTTGGCGTTCAGCTTGCCCGACCAGATGGTCGGAATGAAGGTACCCGAGTAGGCCGGGCTGGTGTTGAACGGGGACTGGACGGCAATAGCCATAGTACTTCTCCTGTGAGATTACACATGACCTTGCCGTCCGAGCGCTGCTTACTGCGATAGACGCCCCTGCTGAACAGCAAGGTCGATTTCTGCTTCAATCCGCGCCTGCTCCGCATCGTTCCCCTTGAAGACGCCGCGAGCCACATCACGATAGAAACTCTCGATCTCAGACATGGACCAGATTTTCTCGTTAGTGTTCACAACTGTCTGCGCGGAGGACTTTGAGGTTCCGGGCGCAACTTGACGTGCGAGTTCTTTTGGCGGCTGCTTGGGTTGCGGCTGCTGAGTCGAACCTGTCAGCTCCTTGAACGTATTGAACAGGGTCGCTGTGCGGGCTACGTCATACGCATTGAAGGCGTTGGTCAGGTACTCCTGCCGCTGATGCCCGCTGAGGACATCCACTTCGGAGAGCCAGTCCAAGAACCGCTGGTCAACATTAACTTCCTCATAGTCCGGCACAAGTCGCGCCAGCTCTGCGAAGTATGTCTGACGAGCGATATCACCTTGCCGCTCAGAGACGCCGGTCAGCTGTTCGCGAAGCCGTGCATTCTCTTCTTCAAGCCTACCGATCTCAGCGTGAGCCACTTCCGTAGCCTGCCGCTTGATGAGATCGACAAGATCGCTACCAAAATCTTCAACGTCTTTGTCTGTTACCAAACGTTCAGCTGGTGCCTTCTCTTCCTTGGCGCTCGCTGACTCTAGCTTAGAAATCGCAATCTCAAGTTGAGATTTTAGATCAGCCACTTCGGTACGCAAACGGGGGACATCCGCGTTATACATACCCTGAAGTGTCTTATACTTGCGTTCCCAAGTATTGTCTTCGGCGGGCGTTTCCGGGGTAGGTTCGGACTCCGGCTCAACTGCCTCAGGTTCTGCTGGGGTGGTTACCTCAACGGGTTCCGGGGCATTTGTAGGTTCTGGCTCAGCTTCCAAGGTGGGCTCGGGGTTAGGGTTGGCTGCCTCGTGCAGCTCCCGTTCCAGTCGCTCAGCCTCTTCTAGCTTGGCTTGGACCTGTTTGGGTAGACTCATGTTGTTCTCCGTGCTCCGACTACGTTACGCGGTCCTCTAGGGTCTCCGCTTGGCGGTACGGTCTGCTGGCGGGTTAGAAGCTAAAGACCTGAATCTTTTAGCTTTTCCAGAAGACGTGGTGCCTCGCGCACCATATCTTGGAACTCTCGAATGAATTGAACTCTGCCTTGCATCTGTCGTAGTGCCAGCTCGTCGCGGCTCTCTACCAGAAAATCGTAAGACTTCGTCAGCTCATTCTCAAACAGTTTGTTGATCTCGTCCCATCCTTTGCTTTGACTCAGAGCGTACACGCTGCGGAGCATCTGCGTAGTTGGTTTCGTCAACATTCCTATATACTAGTGTATCTCAACACAACACGTCAAGTACTTAACTTACGGATGGCGGTGAGAAGTTATCTGTTGCAGGTGTCCCGTCAGTGAGAGCCTGACCGCCGCCGGGAGCTGGGGCTCCGGCTTGCTGTTGCTGAGCGGCCTGCTGCATCATCGCCTGCGCCGCAAACTTCTGCTGCAAAACGCTGGCGGGTGGGACAACCTTATCGACATCCATGTCAAGGTTCTTGGCTGTCTCACGCAGGATGTGGGCGCGCCCTTCAACACCGACAATCTGCATGTCGATGGGGTTCGCAGTCGCTGCCAAGAACTCGTTACGGCGGAGCTGAGCAGCGTCCTTAACCACGAGCGAAGCGGCACCGCGAGCAACAATCTGAATGTCGCCCTTGAGGTCCGGGTCGTCGCTGAACTGCATGTTGTGGTCATACAGCTTCTGAAGCATCGGGGTCATGACGCCAATGTCGATGTTGCTAATGACCTGCTTGATCGCCTTACCTGCGTTCGTCATCAGCATGGACAGGCCCGACGCTGTACGTCCAACGCCGCCCGGCTCACCGCCCATGTACTTCGGAATGCCCGAGTACTCGTCACTCATCTCCGAGAACTTCTCAAAGATACCAACCAGCTCCGCGATACGCGACTCCGGCTGGTTGAACAGGATCGGGGGCTGACCACTACCTGTCGGGTCATTGGTGACCTGCCAGATGCGCCACGGTGTAAGCTGTGTGATGTCCTCGCCGGGGGCGAGTCGGTCCACGTTGACGATGGTCTGCGGACCCGAGGCGATGCCCATGTTGTTCACGATGGCGCGAGCAGCGGCATTCACGACGACCTGCGGATCGCGGACAAGGTCAGCAACGCAGCGACCCCAGAAGCTGCCCGGCACGTCCTCGTAGCTCGCCACGTAGTACGGCTTGCGGCCCAGCGGGTCGTAGTTCAGTACAGCCTTGATGACGTAGCTACCAATCAGCCACGCCTCGACGTGGTATTCCTTGACCGGGTCGGGAATATCTTCTTCCGTGAGGCCCCAGTCGAGCAGCGTCTTGCCCTGTACCGGACCCCAAAACTGGAGCGCATCGATCAGGCCGTCCACGTTCTGAGCGATCTGGGTGGTAGCCTTGCCTTCAGCTGAGGCCATGGCGACATCGTTGGTCAACCACTCACGCAGGCCGTTACGCCCGTACTCGTCGAGCACCATGCGAATGGACGCATCGTCGTAGCCATCGACACCGATAAGCTGCGTCAGGTCTTCACGCGACAGCTTGTGCTTCTCGATCAGGTACCCGTCCTCAACCGACGTTGCGGCAGGTGAGGGGTAGATGTCGAACGGCGACACGCGCTCCCACTCAAGGCACAGATCGTCCTCGGCTTCCGCCTTGTACTGGCCGGTCTGCGGGTCCATCACCCACTTCATGACCTTCTTCTTGCGGATCACCGGGCCCTTGAGGATGGCCGAGGGGAATGTTGTGATGTCGTCGATGAACGCATCCAGCGCTTGCAGGAACCCGCCCTGCACCAGCTGATCTTCCATCTTGGTCGCCATGTTCTCGGCGCGACGACGAGCCTCTTCCGTGATCTGGTTCTTGGCCTGCTCGCGCAGGTCCTTCATCAGCTCGACGACCTGATCCTGCTGCACCTGCTGACCCGACAGGATGGCCTGCTGGATGGGGCCCACGGCCTTGAGCATAATCTGGTCATTGATGTCCGGCGGCAGGTCCGGCATCGGAGTGGGGCGCAGTGTCCACGGACGCTCGGTGCCTGTGGCCATGAGCACGTCACGCAGCCAGCTAGCCGCGGCCCGGCACTTCACGGATGTCAGACCGGCGTAGACTTCCGACCCGCCCATCTCGCGAATCTGGCCCAGCTTCTCAGGGTCATACTCACCACGACGGGCACGCATGTTCATAATCATGCGCGGCTCAACAGTCATCTGCTTGGCAGTACGCGCCTGCTCCCAGCAACGACGGATATAGGCCGTCAGCCCGGTAAGCACCGGCTGGTTCTGCACTTCCTCTGCAGACTTACGCTCTTCTTCAAGAACTACTGAGAGTGGGGCGGCGCGGACGACGCCGAGCTGAACAACTGAGGGCTCCATCACGGCTCCGATGTAAATAAACTGCGTAGCAGTTTATCACCTATATAGTATCATGTCCAGCCTGCGGCTGAAACACGCCTGATCTCGCGCTTCTCAGTACGCATAGAACCACCGAACATGTTCCCACCTTCTGCGTACAGGCACGCATACTGGTGAGCATCTGCAATGTGGCTGTGCGAGTTCTTCTCGGGCGATGCTTCCATCTCCCCGCTCTTCTTGATCTTGTACCGATACCCGCCCCGCATAGCTCGGATCAGCTCGATAGCCGATGGATCAATCAGATGCCCCGCACGTCCCTCGACCTGACGCGACAGCAGCTTCTCGACCGCGGCAATACGCGCGACCACACTGTTCGTCGAGGCCGGGAGCACGCGGAAGCCCTCAGCCTTCAGGATATCGAAGCACGACCGCTCGTCGGTCTGCGCCCGCTGGCTACCGGCAGGGTCACCGATCACAATGACAGGCAAGCCAGCGAACCGTTCGGTAAGAACAGGGCGCAACTTCTCCTGAATGAAGCGAGTAATGCCCATGCCTTCGCTAGTAATGCTGGCAAACGTCAACAAACGCCCGTGTAAATCTAGCTGATTGATAGTCGCGGCAGGCGAAAGCCCAAAGTCCATCCCAATAATCAGAGGCTTTAGCTCCGATCTTATGGGTTTTATGGGCTGTTTTGCTACGTGGAAATCAGCGTTGAATGAAGGAAATACTGGTCGGCCAGCCAGAGATTTACCGAACTTGGCGTTAATATAAACGTCAATCCAGTCCTCAGACTTCCCCTCCGCTAGGTTCTCGTAGTAGTCTTGTGGTAGGAACTTCACCCAGTCCGCTTCCGGCGAGAGACCGGAGGGTTGAAAGTGTACGTCTGCGTTCTCGGGAGGGTCGCTCAGGAAGTTCTCCCAGAAGGTATCCATGTCCGGCGGGTTCGTCGCCCCCCACACGTGTGCGTTCGATTCTCCAGTGTCTGTGACACATCCTTGTATCGGGTTTCCTTTCTTGTCCGTTCCCCACTCGGGGCGGTGCGGCACCATCATTCCATCGGGGTAGCGTCCCAGACGACCCTGCAATGCTTCGAAGATGGTGGGGTTGATCTCTCGGAACTCGTCGAGCACACCAAAGCTGGCTTGGAGAGACAGTAGTCGCCTAACGTCGTTTGAGTCATCGAGTCCTCGGAACAAGACTTCGCATTCAACGTCGTCGAACCGGAGGATGAACTTGTACTCTGTCTTGAGGTACGTTCCTGCGATACCGTCCGGGTACCACTTGAGGAAGTCTGGAATAGTAGTATCGCGCAACTGCTCGCGAGTGTTACGAATAACAATAGCCCGAGACCGTCGAATACCATCACGGCACGCAGCCATTTGTTTTGCATGGTATGCAATCTTCATTAGGGACGCCGTAGTCTTCGTCGAGCCTACAGGTCCACAAATCAGCGAAATGAATGACGAGGATGTCAAGAACCCCGCAGCGGACTGCGGCGGCTCATAGGTGAGGTTACTCATTTCTTATTCTTCAACCGCTTACTGATAGCAGCCGCTTTCTTCTTCGCGTCAGCCTTAGAGCTTGCACCCCATACCTGCAACGATTTCAGAAGCCGCGTCGGTCTGCCCTTCTCGTCATGTTCCGGTCCGGGCATATTACCCATGCGAGCCAAGAACGATGCACGACGTGGGTTGTCGCCAGACTTCACTGGGGGTTTGAGGTTCATGCCCTGCTTCTTGGCAGAGGCACGCCCTGCGGCGTTCAGCCCACCTTCTGGGTTCTTGCCAGCCTTACGCTGCCAAGCAGGAGTCTTAGCCATCGTCTTCCTCCATATCAAGATCAAAATCTGGGATCGGGATTGCCTTCAGAGTATCTTCAGCAGTAGTCTCCAAGAACTCGTCAACATCTTCAATCTCTGTAGTAGATACGGCGGTTCCCTCGATTGTAATGGGCGGGTTGCCGTTGGGTTGTGGTATGTTGATCGTAATACTGAAACCCGGCCCAGTATTTTGTGGTTGGGTGTTTGTTTTGGGTTTCATGTCACCGAGCTCGATTAGTACTTTACCGATGTCGAGCAGTGTTGATGTGGGGGTGGTTTGGTCTTGGAGACGCGGATAGATACGCTCGATCCAGTCTTCCAAGAGTACCCGCGATTTTGACCGCAGCATGGAGCCATCGAGGCGATAGGTGCCAAGGACTTCGTCTAGGTCGTAGTCTGTATCTATGTTCGACATATCAGTGAACCCTAAAGTACTGCTCGATCTCCGCGTTCAACTTGTCTTGATCTGTGGCCATCACGTAATCGATGGACAGTTCCAGCGGGTAGCACCAGCATTCGTCTGAGACATGGTTCCCCGGCCCGCGGTGGATGAGAATTGTATCATCCTCCTCGCACCAATCGAGCAGATCGTACAAGTCATCCATGTCCATTCTAATAGTATATCCCTGACCGCTCATAATGTATAGTCGTAATGCGGGGCTACACTATACTAAAAAATAGGGGTCGCTTTAAACGCACTACTTAAGC